TCTTTGATCGTTTTCAACGCAGTCCATCAGCATTTTTTTCCAAGCGTGCTGAAAGACCAGACATAATAGGGATCACCCCATTTTTTGTTGCCTTAGACATCTTAACCAACACTTGATTCAACGCTGTACCTGCAAGCGATCCATTCAACCCGACATCATTCAAAATACCAAGAGCTTTTGTTGTAGAAAAAACACTTATCTTCAACGCCTTAGCACTTGAACCTACAAGCTTCAAACCTTCTTGCAATCCCACCATAGAAGAGTTGGTATTCTTTGATACAAATGCCAGCGTATCAACAATCTGTGGAATATCCTTTGTCGTTAGACCAAAGGCTTTCATATTTTTGGATGCAATATCCGCAGCTGTAGACAAGCTGATACCCTCAGCAGCAGCAGCACTTAACACTGACGGGATCGCTTTCATAATCTGATTTGCATTCAATCCTGCACGCGCCAAACTTTCCATTGCGGATGCTGCTTGTGTTGCCGTAAAACTTGTTGTGGCTCCTAATTCCTCAGCTTTTTGTTTCAACTGTGGAAACTCTTTTTTAGCACCTGTTGCTAAAATAGATCGCACACCTGCAAAAGCACCCTCAAATGCAGCAAAAGATCGAACTGCCAGTCCTGTACCAGCAACCACACCAAGACCAACACGCCCAAGATCACTCATGCCACGATTTACTTGTTGTGTGGCGCGTTTCACTTGTTCTGCTTGTTGTTGCAATTTTGAAAAGGCAGTCGCAGTTCTTTTGATATTTGAAACTGCTGCACCTGCAACAAAAGATAATGTAGCTTTCAATCCAATCCGAGCCACAACCTGCTCCTAAAGCAATCCTGCTTTTTTGTATGCGTCGTTTTCTTGCTTCACACTTTCAATACAAAGATCAAGCATCTTATGCCGTTCGTAACTGGTCATTTCCAACACATCAACAAAAGAAAATCTTCCCACCTTGGATAGATAATACGCTTCTTCAAGCAAATCGTCTATTTCACCAAAAGGGAAGATGATCCGAAAAAATCATCATATCCCCAGTTCAAAATATTATAATTCGTGGTTCCACAATCAGGACAATCGGCATGAGTTTGCAGCGAGATCCCTGCGGAATTATCTTGTGTGATCTTTTCAATGCGCCTGTAATCTTCGAATGAAAATTCATCGATATCGTCATCTGTAAGAACAACACTTCCTTCGCGTCCATTGATCCCGCAAATGCTATCTCTGAATGTCCAAAAATCACCAGCACCAACGGCAGCATCAAGCATTGCACCGCCACGAGTAAACGAAGACCATCGCAAGGGTGAAACTGTAACACGATGCAATTTCTCACCAGAAGAAAGCATAAACGGATGCTTCAAATTGATACTTTGCCGTAACTCATCTGGTGTTTCCAAACAAGAAACTTCAAGTGTATTCAAATCAAAAACTGCTGAATCTGTTGAATATTTACATCCATGTTTATTACATGAAAAAGACCACACAAACTCATTTCCAAGAGCCTGAATACGCGCCACGACGTAAGCGTACATCACATCATCAGCCCACCAAGAATACATAGATCTTTCTGCCTGTAATGGATCTTTTGGCATACCTTCCGCATCGACGTTGATCACAAGCATGGACAGCAACTTGCTCACTTTCGATGTCAAAATCTGCCCTTCATCTAAGTGCGCATTTGATTTTTGCCACGCGCCCAACATACGCTCTGTTTTGGTCTTGAATGGTTGCAATTCAAAGCGTTTGAGTAACTGCCCATCACGCATCAAACCAATAGGAAGATTGCAACCAAGTTCACCAACGGTTGTTTTTTTCATGTAAATACCCTTTCAAAAAATAAATAAATTGTGCAAAGGAAGGAATGAAGGCAAGGAGGAGAGGGAGGATATTAAGAAATGCGGTGCATCCCATCACCTTTCATAGTGTATGTGTGTTCTGCCATTTCACCTTCATTGCTCAACTCCAAATCAGGAAGCCCCAACTTTGAAGGAAAGCAACCTTCGATCATGTAAGATCTTACCACACGACCACTCTGAGCTAAAATACTCAAAGTAGCAATTTTCTTATGTGTAGGTGAAACAGGTTCATCACACTCATCCTGCCACGAATCCATTGCTGCAATTTCGAGATCATGGTGTGCAGGAAGTTTCATTTCAAATTCAACAGGCATTTGCCGTCCACCTGTTGCCACTGTTTTATCTGGAAGTTCTGTGGTTTCAAGCTCACGTTCCAAGCCAGTAATGGAAATTGGAGTCAATGGTGGCAACCCCAAAATATCCAGACGATACTTATTCAGCTGCCCGTGATCTGGAAGAAATACGCCTTTGATGCCCATAATAAAAACCTCACATTTATGTCAAAAATTGAAAACGATCATGCACCAATTATGCGATGTTTGCGGTAACACCTTTTTTGCTGATATTGATAATAAAACGCTCAACTGTATCAGCAAGCCACAATTCCAAATCTGCAACCTTATCACCATTCGCACGAGTGACAGCATCATTGTTTTCCGCGTCGATCTTCAAGACCATTGCTTCCTTGAAAGTGCTGCCTTGCAATGCACGTTTTTGTCGCCATTCAGGTAAAAAGAAATTGTTGAATGCTGCAATCAAAGATGGATCATCAGCACTGTCGTTGATTGCAAAAATAATGAAATCAAAATTTTCCTGCAAAACATGCATGTAATACGACAACTGTTCGCGGTGTTGAACAAATCGGAAAGAATTATCAATGGCAGGGATTCTCGCACCCCACAACACAAAGTTTCCTTTCTTTTTGATCACACGCTGCAAACCAGCAGGATTTGTAATTTCACCATCGATCACACGATCACCAGTTGGAAGTGCAATCACACGAGAAAGAATAGTGTTCTCACCTGCTGCAACCTTGTGGTATCCGAGATAATCACGAGCCGATCTGGATTCCAACCCAGAAAAAGCACCAAGAAGAGAAATATCTTTTTTTCTGCCCTTTCGAACGGGATCTGAAACTGTACCCCACGATGGAAATGCAACTTTGCAATAATTGGATTTTCCGATTGTGTTCTGCACATAATCTTTGGCTGCAAATTCATCTGTAATCGTGTTTGGTATTTCAACTCGGAACATGTGATTCTTGGCTTCACAATATGCAATGCCAGCTTTTTGAACCTGTGTTGGATCGACAGCACCGCTGTAAGACGTAATGCCTTCAACCGAAAATTTGACCAAACCAACACCCTGATTTTCGAGATCGTTGAATGGAGAGTTTGCGACATCAAATGCAGCCACAAAATCATTTGTAGATAAACTGGCAATCCCATCGTAACCATGCACAAATTGCTGCTTGTATTCCAAACGATACTTGATCGATCCCACAAGTGTACCACCCTGCGTCAAATCGCCAGAAACAATCGTTGCAGTGGAAGGTGTATTTGATTTGATCTCATAACCACTTTTGGATGCAGCAGTGACATCTGGCAAATAAACACGACCACGAACAGCCTCACCAGATGCCAGTGGGATGACTTTAAGTGTGAATTTCTCACCATTTTGCGGAGCATTTTCAGTGATCGTAAATCCAATTGTGCGATCCGTATCGGCTGCATAAGGCACACCACCAGTCGCTTGCGCAAACTGATGCGTTTTCATGTACTCAGTCGAAGCAATATCCCATGCTGCAGCACCAGCATTGTACGTCGCAGTGATTGTATCTTCGATCACATTCGCACCAAATGTAAAAGATGCGATAGTATTTGCACCTGCCAAAGATCCATCCACAAGAACCAATGCTGTGCCGATATCCAAAACAGTGGCTGTAATTTTGGAAGCATCAACAGCACCAAAATGATTTGCAGGACGAACATCAGCAGTAATAGCACCAACCCAATAATCCTGTGCTTTGATGTATTCGTTACCCCCATCATCATTGATCACATCCACAAAATAGTTTGCAGCATTTGGATCGCTAGAAAGATCTGGATATTCACGAACAAGATCACCATTCAAATATACAAACAAGCCCCATTCTGTAGATGGATTCAGTGCGCCATCTCGAACTTCAACAGCCAAGTGTTTTTCTTGATTGTAACCATCACGCGATGGCACTTCGATGATCACTTCAGGAGTTGTATCCACAGGAGTACCAAGAGCCGTTGCAGCTTTTGAATCTGCCTTCAAAGTCAATGTTGTCTTAGTAAGCCCGTCACTTTTTGCATTGCTAAGAATTTCAAAAGAAGCTCCAGATCCAGCATTCGCATCAGGAAGATAGACTTTTCCACCTTCAAATTGATTTTTTTCAATTGGATGCAAGGCTGCGGGTAACGAAATTGTTGTCTCCGCAACATCAGCAACAGCAACATCCGCAACCCATGTTTGCTTTCTGCCACCCCAGCCACCGCCATTTTTTGCCTTCAAACCGACGACCAAATTGCGTGGATTTTTGCGGTCATACAACTTCAAAAAAGATTCTTTTTCACTACCATCAGTCACACGGTACAAAAACATCTGCTCTGTACCACGGGAATGTGCATAATGATCATCCGCGCCATCAGGCAAAAAATGGTCTGGCACGTAGCTGCCAGTTTTCAGCTTCAAGCTTTTCTTACCTGCAACTTTGATGAGCTTACCGATAGCACCACGCTCCAGAACGCCCACCTTTGCCACTGTACCAAAAGCAGACGCCACGATAGATGGTTGTGCGGGTTTCTCAGTCAATCGAACACCTGCGCTTTGTATTGCGCCAAAACTGCGCTGTACCATAATAATCCTCCGAGCTATTTCACACCTGTGAATCGTGGTGCTACGTCTAAAAATTGACCTGTAATTGTTAATTTCAATCTTTCAATGAGATTGTATGTTTCTTCAGGACGCAACCACAAAGAAATGTTTTCTAGTAAAAGAGTATAACTTGTTTGATGTAATCCACTCAAATTTGGTCTAGGAGCAAACACAGCTTCATCGATAACACGGAGGCTTATGTTTTCATCAATATCCTGCCAGTGTAACAAAGCATTCTTCGTTTCATGTTCAAGCGACCAGTCAATCAACTTCAACATAGTATCTTTGCTTTCCGATAAAAGAAGGATTCCAATTTGCAAATCCACCCTTTTAGGATCTTTACGCACAACAGCCGTGTTTGTATTCACATCACCAACTTCAAACCGACCTGCTACATCCGATCCGCTGACAGTAAAACGATCAACAATCACCGCTGGAACACGCTCAATTTCAACATAATCCTGTGAGGCAAAATTCAAATATACCTCCACATTCTGCATGTACCGAACCAACAACGGTGTGCCTGAAATCACGGTGGTTGTAAGTTTTACGGTCTTGGATGTAGAATCATAGGACTGAAACAAATTTGTTTGATATTCTGGATCATTTGCAGCGTCGTACACACCAAGGACGGAATCTATATTCGGGTTATGATCAATATCTGTAAGCGTGATGGTATCCGATCCATTCCCATACAACGACGTTCTAGCATCCACAGCACCCGCGTTTCTAAAAGATCGGATAAGCGAAACAATCAAGGACTTCAAATACGAAAGCTCAACCTCCATCAAAAGATCAAGAGCTTTCAAGGTAGGCGTGACATGAATATCATCTGTTTCCAAATTGATCACAACACCGAGCTTTTCACTAGAAACAGGAAAAGAACTTATATTTGCTGCAACCTCTGCTTCAGTATTCCAATCTGCCAACAATGCCACAACCCAAGAAACACCATCCCAGTAAAAATCATTTGTACCATCCGATAATTTATAGCGCACAAAAGTCTGCGGTGGTTGTTGATCAAATCTAGGCGTAGCAGAAAATCCAAACCACCCCTTCAAAGTTTGCGGGTTTGTAGGTGTAATGCGCACAAATAAGTTTGAGTCTAAAGGATAAATGATCTTCCCATTTGACACCTTTTTACCTTGAGGCTTCAACGCAATATGCGATTTGGAATCATCCAATCGGATCTTTGTGGGATCGCTAAAAGTAATCCTATCGCGGATGTGTTTATCAAATAAAAAGCATTTCAATAATTTCTGACGCATTACAAACCTGCAAATGTAGCTTCAACAGCTAAGTCCCATATTTCTTTATATATAAACTGCTGCCCTCGTGTCACAGCAGCATTGAGAAATGGTCGCGGTGGGATTACAATAAAACGAGTTGAGGATCGAATAGGACGCCATTTATCAGGCTCCTCACGCGACTTCGCAGCAAAATAATTTCTCATCTTTTGCGTGACCTTGATCGTTGCGCCATAATGCAGAATAGTCGCCACATCGATAATATCTTTATTTCCATGCGAGGATACCTGTGCCTTGCGCAACACACCCACATCAACAGTCATCCAATCCACCGTTTTTGAATTTATGGATCGCACCAACTGTCCCGTATCAACAAGAGGTCTAGCACTACCTTTATTCGCAACCGTAACAGCAGAGTTCTGTTTATATTCCCCGCTGTAAATACTCTCTTTTATTTTACCCTCAGCAACTAATCCAACCTTGCGTGTAGCCTTCCCAACATTTTTGTGTAAGCGACGTTCAAACTTCTGCGGATGAATCAAAGCTGCAAACTTGTCAAAGCCTTCTAGTTTCATTTTCGCACCTTCACAGGCTGCCGATCCGAAAACCACGCCTTCACAATCGTTGCGCCTTTCGCACTAGGATAATGTCCGCGATGTTGAAATTTTACAAAATACCAGTCCACGTAACGCGCATTCAATTCCTCACCAACCTGCACAACGCGATCACCAATCTGCAACGAAATGCCAAGGGTATGCAAATCCGAAGTCAAAAAGAGCAAATAGCCGTTCACATTTTCAAGACGACCGCCAACAGAAACTTGAAGACCTGCATCCTCTAATTCTTTGACTTGCGCGTACAACGGCACAGGCTTTTGGTCTCGTAAAGCCTGTCCTACTGGTTCATGCAAATCGTCATCAATAATAGGCGTATTTGTACGCTGTATCTGTCTCACATGCACCAATATCGGGTGAATCAATCGTGGTTTCATATCGCATACACCAAACGAGAAATATCAGATTTTACACCGATCCGATTATCAGGCACAGCTATGCGCAATGGGGAACGGTAAAAAGATAATATTTCCTGTATATCACGAGGCATCATGGAATAAGACGCACGTATCGTTTCAATCGGCATGTACTCGATCTCGTGATCATCTGTACGCTCACGCTTAATCGGAGATACAGGCAAAGACGACAAACCACCGCTGCTAAAATAGCCATCCAAATCCTTAACAACAAGCTGCTTCAATGCTTCCTGAATCAACACAGGAGTAATATATTGCCCCGCATTCACGGGATCTGGATCAACGTAACCCCACCGCGCTGTTATTTTCTGGTCATAACCCTTAAGGAAAACAGAAGAACTCGTTCGAACATAAAGACTTCTGCGCTGCGGTGTGAGCATTATTTTTGGATTGCCACGATCATCTTGTGGTTTTTGTTTGCCTGTAAAAGCACGATAATATTGCGGATCAAGAATTTCATCGGAATTGTTTATCTTGATCGCAGAAACATCTACAAGGGGAATATTAAAATGCAGATACTCAGAATTGCTACCATCGAATACAAGCTCACCTGCATCGTAAACATAGAAGATATTGCGAGTAATTTCCTCAACAACACGCTCCCATTTGGCAATGCGCAATTCCAAAAAGGCGTCGCTATACGAAGTCGAAACACCCTCCATATATAAATCTGCACTCGTAATATACCGACCCATTAGATGCTGCCCTCATTTGCGCGTGTACCACCAGCAACAAACAACTCCAGTGATGTTGGCGCACCTGATAATGCAACCACCTGAAGTAGCCACAGACCGCCACCAGCAGCAGGAAAAGAAAAAGGATCACCATCCTGCAAACCAGAAATAGGAGATCCATTCTTTATGAATCGCTTTGTACCATCTGGTAGGTTCACCAGTTCCAATGGTTGCAAAGTTACTTGTGGTGTTGTTCCACCTGTAAAAGAAACAAACCCACTCCCACTTTCAAACCCCACAAGGCTGAAAACCGCACCACCAAAAGACGACAACACAGCAGGTAAAGAAACAGGATCAATAGCAGATACTGTCCTGTGTAACTTGTAATACGGTTTTTTCATACGACACCCCTATACTGTGGATCTTGTTATATTCCGCAAAAATTCTATTTTGCCATAAACCAAAGTGATAACCTCACCCGTTGACAACTTTATTTGTAAATCGTAAAGCCAAGAACCCTCAAGGTCAGACGTTGATTTGGCTCCAGATCCTGTGAACTTCACATCAAATTTGCCACCAACGGCATCTGTAATTTCGATCTCATTCACATCATCTGAAGATAATTGTAGCTTTGCCTGAGTGTCCTGCTGTTGTGATGTTTCTTTTATCGTAAACCAAATCTTAGCACCTGTAAGATCCAATGGAGCATTAGATCGTGTAACAGTAAAACCATGTGTGTACGAGTCACCTGCATGAAGCGATCTGTATTTACCCTGCGAAAGCGTTATCGCATTTATATCGTATTTCTTACTCACTACACACCTCAACCACAATCACAAATTGCGCGTCTACTGCAACCTCCAAAGAAAAACCTGCATCTTCCATAATTTGTACCACAAGATCTCTATCTAGATCCAAATCCACTATTTTTGATGCATCATTTTTAAGCTCAACAGGAACACAAGCATCAGGCATAACACTCACCAAATTATCCGCATCTAGAAGTAACGAAACATCCGCACAAGCATCAACTGACTTTTGATCCACACGAAATAACAACAAAATTTGAGACTCTGCACCACGGGCAGAAACAATGTGTTTATCGCGCAAACGAAAGCCATCCAAAAATAAAACTTGAGATTCTCTATCTCCTGCAGGATACAAAATCATATTGTAAACATACCCTTACCACCAGAAACGAAGCCTCCTGCAACAGAAGAAATGCTCACTTGTGACACCGCGTAATACAATGTCTCTTTTGATAAATTTGGTGTTGATATCTGCACCTTATAAAACCCTTTTGTGTCTGGAGTAGGATCAGAAACCGTATGCACCAAATTACCATCCGAATCATACAAATTCACAACACAAGATCCCATTTCTGCAAGAGTGGAAAACACAAGCCCTGCCTTTTCGACCCAAACCAAACCCTCAAACAAATCCTGTGTGGTACTGTAAGAAAAACTCTGCAGCACAACAAACGAAGCATTGGGGTTCAAACCATCAAGAATCTGCTGCATAAAAGAACCAGCAGCAGGAGCATTGTTTCCAGCACTTGAAGAAATAAGTTGATCCAAACGCATCGATTGGAGGACATTTGTTATTTCTGATGGATCGGCATTTTGACTGATTGCTTGATCCACAAAATCAATAAAACCGCCAACTGTCACAGATCCAAATTGAGGCATATTGGCTGCATTTGAAGGCAACCCATCCTGTACAGCCATAAAAACGTAAGTGTCACCATCAACGTGATTTGAAATCAAAGAAGTATTGAACCCTGAGACATGACCGCCAACATTCAATTTGTACATACCAGCAGCATTTACAGGATCAATCTCAACCAGTGTAACTTGCAGCTGTGCGATGCCATTTGCCTTGAATGTATTATCTGCCCAGTCGAAGCATCCACAACGGAAACCAAGTTTTTAGGATGCAATGCGTCGGCACCAACAACAGCATCCAATTCATGCACAGCGAAAGCACCACCACTGGTTGCAGTCTGAGCAACCACAGCACCATCAGTTGTAGCTAAAATAGCGATCACTTGTGATGGAGTCTCACCCGCTGCTTGATTGAGTATCACATAATTATTTGCAGCCTGTACAACAACATCCGTAAGCAACGCAGCTGCACACAAAAGTTTCTTTTCTTCAAGACCATCAAGATCAGTATTGAGTTGTTTCAACCCACGCTTTTTGGTATTGATCGTAGCAACATCGTCATACCATTTACCCGATCCTGTCGAATCCAGAACACGATTGATTTGGGATCTCACAGAGTTGAGATCATCCTCTAAATTTGCAGCACCTGTTTCCAGTGTAATGCCCGCAGCAATTACATCCGAATACAAATCAGAAGATCGCAGTTGAATATCTTGACGAAGCAGCGTGCGTGCCATACCAAACCCCTATATTTTCAAAAACGCAAAGACGCGCAGTTTATCATCAATTTTTGGTGTAAAATTTGTTCTCAATTCATCAAACCCAGACCCAACACCTGCACTTTCGGATAACGTGTAGTCTGCAAGAGTTCCTTCCTCTAACAACTGCCCGTTATAAAAAACAAATGCTTGTGCATCCAAACGATTCAGAAATTTACCTGCAAAAGTAAAAAGAACCCTAGATCCATCAGGTTGTTCCTGTGGTATCAACAAGGATCTTTGTAAAAAGCGGTAACTTATCGTCGGCTGTAGAATCAAATTACACCTCCGACAAGAGTGTACTTCAATTCATAATTTTGATCAAAATTGAAATGTGGAATTATACGATAGGGTCACATTGAGGATGGAATTGGAATCATTCAGCAGGTTCAGATTCGGGAGTATCTTCAGAATTGGTTTCGGGATCTGTATCTTCCACATTTGATGTACCACTGGGTTCTGGATCTTCGGTAACATCAATAACATCCGTTTTCTCACCAACAGGCTTACGGATGATTTTCGCTACAAACCGTTCAACTGTAAAACGATGATCGTTATCCAATTGCTCAATAATATCATCATCATGAACAGTCACGGTTCGACCTTTGCGGAACAGTGTCGATCCGATCCGATAAGAAGCACCACCCCAATATGTCACATGCGCTGCCATATTAAAACCTCCAAATCCTATGAAAAAGAAAAAGAATCTGCAAATTACACAGGAAGAGCTAAGTTCTTGAGCAATACAACGGCATCCAGTTCTTCGTAGGTCACAAACACTTTTGCAGTCACTGCATATTCATTCACACGCTTGTAAATGTTGCGATCTTTTTCAATTGTGATGTCTTTGCCCATCGCAATAATGATGTTTTTTGGCATCGTAATAATCATGCGACCTGCAGTTCTGTATGTGACTTTCACAGTCTGCCCACTGGAAATTGCACCTCCAGCCAAACGGACAATTGTTCCTGCAGCAAGATCAACATTGTAATCTGTACCTGCGATAAAAGCCGCTTCAGGTGTCTTGTCCAATGTGGAAACCGTGACAACCACTTCAGAAATGTTTGTGTGTGGAAGTTGCACAGGAGTTGTACCTGTAAGAATCACATGCTCTGTGTAACGTGGATCACTTTCAAGCAAACTGATGGGCAAAAGATCAACACCAAAAGAAGAAATTGCACCTTCACCTGACAAGGCAGCATCACCAGCATTTGTAGCACGACTGGATACGCCTTCGCGGTAGTGTTGCTCATGATCCCATGAAAGCAGTGCTTTGAGTGCCTTACGATCTTTTCGGAATTTGTTTGGCATCGAACGCAATGCACGAGAGATCAAAGTTGGTTTGATCTGCTGATTTTGAGCATCCACAACATGTCCAGCTTCCGCAAGTTTCAGCAATCCATCGAAAAGGGCAAGATAACGATCCTTGCGATACAAATTTGAAGAACCACCTTCAACAAGTTCATTTTCAAGCACGGCATGACCTGTGGCATCACCCGCCAAAAACAATTCTTCAATGTTGTTGCCCATGCGAGTTGCCATCAACCGCACAATGGTATCTTCGATTTTGTCCTGTTCGATGTTTTGATCTTTAAGCAAATCACCAATCTCGAAAGGAACCATAATTTCTTTTGGTTCGAGTGTAATTGTACTGGTAGCAATACCGCGTCGAACTTTGGGATCGGCTGCTTCATCGGCTGCAACTGCGACACGATTTGCAACATTGATTTTGTTTATTTCACGCTGACTTTCGCGAAATTTGACAGTACGAACACCAATGCCTTTGAGAGATGTTTCATCAAAAACATAATCGATGAATTTATCTGACTGCTGTGGATTCAACTTTCCTGCGGTTGCAATGGCATCGGTTGTAATCGCAGCCTTGTTGATGAGTTCTTGATTTGTTGGCATTTTTTACTCCTTCAATATAAACTGAAATGCATTATACGTGGATTGATTGTTTCTTGTAAAATTTAGAAGATCCCATTCCAAATCGAGTTATTCTTCTTGATTTCACTGGATGGAGTTTCTTCAGAAGAAGCAGCGTTACCACCACCATGAATACCATCCAGTTTTTCAATTTTTTCTTGAACACCAGCAATTGCCGTTTTCAATTCACCAACAGTCGATTTGACAATTTCTTCCATTTTCCCGAAACCTTCAATCAAACTATTACGATCAACACTGTCAGAAGATTTTGTGATTGAAACGGAGCCACCAACTTGCTGGAGAACACCAACAATATTTTTGTGCAAGATTTCCAACTCAGAAACATTTGTTGTAACCAAGTTATCGCCACGCTTCAACACAACATCAGATCCATTGCCTTTGAAAACTTCAAGTTTTGCAACATGATCTCGCTTGTCTTTTTGTTGATCTTCTTCATCCATGCCATCAGCACTAGAACCAGATCCACCCGCAGGTTTCTCAGCCATTTTTTTCACAGCAGCAAACTTCTGAACCAATGCATTAAGATCTTTGAGAATCTCTGAAGGAATACTTGTTGCAGCCTTGTCCACCGATTTGACTTTGTTGACCAATTCCAACAATCCAGCAGAAATAGCTTTCACCATTTTATCCATCTCTGAATCTTCACTTGGATCTGTGGATTCTTCAGATGGAGGCTCATCACCTGAAAGGGCTTCAAGCAATGCTGCGAGTTGTGCCTGTGCTTCAAACAACTGCTGCAACCACTCGTCTGGAACTTCTGCCTTATCAACAGGAACATTGGAAGCAACACTCGTCATTTTTTCCAATGCTGCGGAAAGAATCTGTTCAACTTGAGGCTGCAATGCTTTGTTGATCTTGATTTTCATGTCCGATCCTTCCAGCTTCACGACAGCATTGCTTGGTGCATTATCTTTAAAACCAAGCATATCTAGAATCCCACCTTGAGGCATAATGCCCTCCTTTTTCGTAATTAACCATTTTCTTCGATTTGCGGGAGCATCTACAAAAGAAACTTCTTGGACTTCCAAATCTTCCAATGCAGCATCCGCGTTGTTACCAGCCATCACAAACCTCTATATTCAAGGATCAACACGTCGCGCAAAACCACCCATGCTAAATCCTGTTAATTCACCACTTTTAATTGCTGCCCATAAATCCGAATCCAGCACATGATAGACAAGAATCCAAGAACCAGCCTTCACTTGTTCGCTGCCTATTTCAAAATCAACAGGAGCAATATAAGACTCGTACAACTCCACTTTTTCATTCACAAGACGAGAGTGCATGAGTCCTGCATTTTGAAACTTTGCAAGCCACTGGTGCGCAGCATCTTCAATCTCTTGTGCTGAAATCGTATCCCCATGCGCATCCACACCATCAGGTTCCAACACGACACCCATAACAATCTGCGCATCACCTGATGTTGTATCTGATTTTGTAATAGGTATCCAACGCAAAACATCAGTGTTGTCTTCTGCCTCGTGTTTTTTCACCTTTTGACGATCTGATGGTTTCGTAGTGCAAAACTTGATCTGGTCTTCTGTGGGTTGATAATTCATGGTCACAATTGTTGTGTACTCCCCATTCCCTGAAGTACCACGCGTGCGACTATGCCCCATCTCAACAACAGTCCAATCTTTACCTTTGAACTTACCATCGAACATATCAAATGGTGACATATGATATGTCACCATCCACTTACCATCAAGAGATGCTAAAATATCCCAAAACTGCTCGTGATCAAATGTCTTCTCACCTACACCTTGATCCGTCTTAACATATGGAGGATCAAGGAAATGAAAAGCTGTTGGGCTATCATATTGTTTGATTATATCCGCATACGAAGTATTGAAAACACGAACACCAGATAGCTTTTCCCGCGCACGTTCCAACTTTTTAGGGATATTTTTACCGCCAGAATGTTGTGGAGAAAAAGTCAAACCACGAGACATGAAACTACAAACACGAACTTTCAAAAAACGATAATATCGCTCTAATGGATCTGTAGGTTCACTCTTAAACAAACGCACCCATTCTTCTTTGCTGATAGGATTCCAATTCATCTTTTTCAGCTTTTCAATATCTGCGTCTGTCATATCTCGTGTGAACTTAATTGCAAATGCGATTTCTTCATCAAAATCATTCACAACTTCAGTTTCAACTTTTTCTTTACCCCAAAACAAAGCACCTCCACCAAAAAACAATTCAGTGTAAGCATCATGTTCTGGGAACATAGGAAGCAGCCTTTTTGCGATATTACTTTTACCAGCAGGACTTCCCCACAGTTGGGCACCAATACCCTTTTCAATTTGCAGTTTCTCACCTGCAAGGATCTTGTGAACAGGTGAACTGTCAACATCAAATAAAGATGATTCTTCCATCCAGATTGCAGATCTCATATCCAAATCCGAATCGATCACGGTGGGAGCGATATTCTTCTCAATCAGCACAGCGCGAATAATTGCGTTGAATTTTGCAGCTTGCTCGACTTCCACATCACCAGACTTCCAGATAGCATGTAGCTCGTTGTGAGCTTGGATCAACTCATCCGAACTCGCACCCGCAATATTCTCAACCACTTGTTGCACAGAAACCATAATCATAACTCCCTATAAGAAACAACGCTATTTTATCCACAGTGTAAATAATCTGCAAATATGACTATTTTTTGAATGGTATTATTTCTTTATTTTTCCCAGAAGATGAAACCGAAGTGGGAAGCTTTGATGTGTCGAAATCTACGGATACAACAACAGGTTCAGTTCTACAAAAAGCATGAAACGGTGGGAGCATTACACCTGCTTTTGATAGCTTCACACTGGCAGCTGGACTACCAACTTGTGTGCCAGACAAAATAGATTCAATCTGTGAACCAGAAAGCCAAGGCGCAATATTTTTAATATCCTTTGGATCTTTCGCACCAAGAACACCGTTCATATGATCCACAGCAATCTCAGTTGTAAAAACCTGCCCAGCAAGTTGCTGACAAATCACACCTGTCCTGCGATCAAGGGGATTGATCAACTGGATCGTTTGAATCCCCGCATCATTGAATGCTGAAACCTTCCCAAATGTTCTGGATTGATGTGCTGACGTGCTTACAACGGCATCAAAATACAAAGATGGGTTCCCTGCATACCGCGCAGGAACAGTTGGCGCAAACTCGGATCTGGTCTCACCTGCAAGCCCAAATTCCTTAGAAACTGCGTCCTCTAATACACGTCCTGCATCCTTGCGATCCAAACCCTGCTCGATAAGAATATCCTTTGCCACAGCCTGTATGCGTGCCGATAAATGTGCGTCGTAAAAATCACCAATCCAGAACACCTGCTGGCGATTGATAAGCGCAACGGCATCCGCATCTGCTTGTGCAAAATTAAATGAAATCTTGGCTTGCTTGGATGCTGCCTTTTTAGAAATTGCAAATATTTTTTGTATTTGAATTTGAATAGCATCAATTTGTTTTGATGTAAGAGGCTTCGCCAACTTCACACCTAATTTTTCAGAAAACAAAGCGATACTTTTTGCGGTAGGTTTCGACTGGATCAATTGCACAACTGCAGGTTTGATACTTTTTGAAGCCACCTGCGACCATGCCTGTGTGACAGCTTTCACAATTTTTTTGTCAATTTCAAATGTGGAAGCAATAGGATCTGCTTTTGTCACACGACACAATTCATCATGCACCAAAAAAGCAGCAGTGGAGAGTTTGCGCAGACGTGAACTCAAAAAATACCTTCCCAGCTTACTGAAGATTCTCGTTTTTCAATAGCATCCAAATCAACATGATCCACACTTGGCAAAGTTCCAGATGCGATCTTTTCAATCACAGCAATGGATTCAGGTGTCAATTTTCCCTTTTCAACCTGCACCACAACAGGAGGCAGATTGATAATTTGCATCGCATCAGAAGATTTATTTATTCTTTTTTTAATAGGGACAAACACCTTTTGAACTGGCACAAGTTTGTCACCCAAAGTAACATTAGAACCAGAAACAGTCAGATCTAGTTTGAAATTTTCACCAGTTGACCAATCCTGCACTACGATGTGATCTGAAAAAATACCGATTAATCCAAGATCTTTATTCTCACGCCTTGAAACTTCCGAAACTGCAGACATTACAAGTCCCGCAAAATCGAGCATCTCCATATTTTTTGGCAACTCAAACTTCTGTATTTGCACTTTTTCTTTTCGCATCTAGGACTCCCAAGATTTCCAAATTTCCAACAATTCATCCTGCGACGTAAAAGGCAGCATAACCGATCCGTCAACGCTTTTATTCAATTTCATCAAGTCACCAAGCAGATTATCAGATGTCGATGTCGCGCTGCTATTCAAATTTGTAAGCGCACCATTTTGGGCATTCGCAAACTGAATTGTAAACGGAATATCCAGATCGATACCTTGCGGTTGCTGTCCGATATCATCACCAAACACATCCCGAATAATCCGATCTGCACGTCGCGGAGTCATCGCACCTGAACGCTCTGCCATGCCCATCAAGCGTATCAATTCAGTGTCATCAGTCACGTTTGGATTCAGAGATCGAAACCGATGATATTTTACACCTAAAGGATTCAGCACGTATCGGTTGATCAAATCATCGGTATGATCGCGCTCAGGAGCAAACACTTGTTCATCCGCAATGTCCCGAAGAATCGAAACATTATCGCGCTTGTAATCATTTGCGTTGCCAGAAAACAAAGGTGGAAGCCTGAAAGATTGTCGTGTTTTTTCGCGGTTGTTTTGATCGTAGTCTTGGAACATTTCATCCGTTTGTTGCAACCTTTTCATAGGCTCAATACGAATACGCAAATTCATCGGAGCCATCGATCCTTCTTCCAATGACTCACCTTCGATCAACAAAAACTTTGAATAATTTGTATCACTCTGAACTTGCGACTGAATGAACTCTTGAAGTCGTTTTATTGAATCTTCAGTAAGCTGCCCATTCTCAACAATCACCATTGCGGATGGAATCGCATTTGAGTTCATAGTATTGTGATTTATTTCTTCCGATTTTCTGGAACCATCGATACCTAAAACAGTGCCGATATAATAAGGCACACCATAAGGCGTTGTGGGATCGTAAATGCGATTGTGTATCAATTCTGTTGCACGATAGCGAATAGGCAAATTTTCAGTTGTGTATTCACCTGTGCGTTTGTCCAAAATACGAGGATCACCCGCTTGCTTGAAAAACACAGGTGTTGATCCTCTAAACATGACATATCGTCGGAATCGCACATAAGAAGATATGGTGCGCATTTTGAAGTTTTCATGGGGGAGTGCGACCTTCACGGCAACTTCAACCGCGTCATCTTCTCGGTAAGTCATACGGATTGCATGACCAAGAACATGATTTAAATTGACAATTTTGCCTGTAGGACTGCGAACAATCTCAACATAACCGTTCCCAGTTGTGTATTTGTCAAAATGCTCTTGCTTCCGAATATGCGTCAACGAATTGAAAAAATTGCAATGCTTCAAAAAGTGTTCAAGTTTGAATTTCTCAGTTTCAATTTCAGTTTTATGCGCTGCCCTCACTTCTTCAGGCATTTTTACTTCACGCAACTGCCACCCGAAACCAACAGTATTCACAACCATCGCATTGATATTCTGAAGCAATATTGTGGATCGGTGAGGATAGCGAGCCAAACCCTGCAAGTTGTACGGTGGCTCAACCGTTCGATTAAGCCCTTCAAGCTGAGAAAATAATTCTTCCTCACCTAAAGCATTGGAACTGGCAGCGTCAGGATTTGGCTCACCAACAGCTTTTGTTATTGGCTGTTTTACCTCCACCAATCGAGCGCGGAGTTTTACAGGCACGCCATTGGAATCAACGCCTTGTAGCGATATAGGCTCCGACATCCGATGATTTATCCTTTGGTGTTAACTTGAGCTGCTGGCGTCAAAGATGCTTCATAGTCGGTATCCGTAACACCCACATCGGCATCCAATTTTTGCAACAACGAAATAAACGCAGTGCGAAGTGTAGCATCATCATCCACAGATCCGCGCAACACATCTGCAAGGCTTGGCGACCCTGATTGATCATTTGGGATCAAATTTGCTCCACCTTCACCAAAATCTTTTTTTATTTCTGGCATAACCACACCTTATAAATTGATCATTTTTGGGAACAGCACATAAAACGGGAACCGACTAGCTCCAACACTCAATGTACAAATCTTCACCAGCAGTATCATTGATATCTGCAAGGTTTCCGATCCGAATACCAGCAGGAGTACTTCCCGATGCTGCCAACAAGGAAATACCATTACTGGTCACGAAAGATCGTGTACCTGCTGCAACGGTCTTGAAGCCACCGCCATCAACGACATGCTCTTGCCATTCAAGCATGGCACCTGAAGTTGCATTTCTGACAACAACTTTGCTGGGAGTGAAGCCAACTGTGCGAATATCAAGATTTGCATTTGTGGCTTTTGCTTTTGTGAAAAACGAAGATGATCCGACTGTACTGGACATTTTTCTTTACCTCTAAGAGTGAATAAAACACACAAGTATCCAAATTCGATCTGCATAATAACACCAAAAAAAGGATTAGATCAAAGACGGTGTGCTGCGACGCCTTCTACGGCTTTTTTTGGTGGCTTGTGTATAGACAATATCAAATGCATCAAACAAATCTTTTGATCCCTTAATATGTGGGAATCCTAGAAACAACTTCACGAATTTATAATGACGCTCCAACACATATATCGGATTGGATGTAGCATTCCAAGCCAGCTTTTGTGCGCGAGCAATTTTATCCTTTGTTGTCTGTATTCCAAGAACAGGAATATCAGGGAATTGATGACGTAACTGCTGAAACATTGCCCTTTGATATGAATTGGTTTCAAGAACCACTTTTTGAGTATCAGGATAGTCTTGAAACCGTGATCGAATAAAATTTACTTGCTGTGGGAATTGTAACTTTTTCAAACGAAACGACACCAAATACACACCTTTTGTTTCAGGACAAACAGCAATCGTAACGTGCGCAAAGAAATCATTGTGTGCAGCTGTACCGATAGCCAAATCCAAACCCTGCCAAATCCTAACACCCGCTGGTAACTCCTCGTAATATTGGAAATGATGCTCAGTAAAAATTGTACCCTGCGTCGCGCCAGTTTGACACATGTATTGGAGATCAAAAGCATCTGGATTTGCACGTTGGATCTTTTGCATTCTTTCTTTAGGATATTTTTCTGCCCACCGTGACTCACCATCCTCATCAAAAACACTGATAATCAAATGATCGTTTTTGTAATCATTATCGGCAAACCACTTGTACAGATCTTCTTCATGCCACCGCGTACCCAACACATAAAGTCTGCCATCAGGTGATTCTAGTGTGGGATACAGAGTCTCGTAAAAATACTGATGAACTTTTTTTCTAAGATGCTCAGTTTGGGCATTTTTTCGAATAACAAGGTCATCTGCAATGATCAAATCAAAGTGACGTGATGGTAACGCAGTCCCGATACCTGTAGCCAAAAGTGTGGATTCACCTGCAAACGATCTGCGCTGCGGAACAATGATATCCGTTTCAGTCCACGATCTCGCTCCTGTGAAAAAATCACCAAAGATCTCGATCAATCGTTCGTTTGTCTCAAAATGCAACTTGATCGACTTCAAGAACACACGCGCTTGATCAATCGCAGATGAAGCAAGAAGTATCCGAATATCTGGGTTTTTTATGATATTGAAAATAGCAAATGTGATCGTACAAAAAGTTGTTTTTGCAGCACCGCGCCACGCAAGGATCATCCCTTCCTTATGGGTTTTTTGAAACTCCATCATCTCATGATGTATGTCTTGCGGGTCATAACCTAATACATGCTGCGCAAGAATATCGATCCTGTCTTCTTCCAAGACTAGCTGCTTAATCACAGCATTGTTCCGCTGCTGAACATCCATCACACGGCTGGCAAGATAACCTTTTTTTTCTTTAATCTTTCTGCGTATAGATCGGATATGTCCAATGTCACCAGCAGCAACGATACTCACAGGATCAATTGTAAATTCTTGCGGTTCAGACATGGTTACTTTTCACCTTGAATATTATCCCAAAGAACAAAAGATAAAGCATACAATTTGCCGATCACTCCAAGATCTTCTGCAATATCCAATTTGCTCTTTCCTTGGGAATTTTTGGATCGTCGTTTAAGATCAATCTGCTCACGGTGTTTGAACTCTTTGTACAACTCCCGCCAGCACCCGCGATAATCACCTGTTACGTGACCGATCATCTGCATACGTTCAACAAGGTATGATCTTTCTGTGCGGTTTGAAACATTCGCTGTAGGTGTTGGGAGTGCGCGTCGGAATCCTTCAACAAATGCTTCTTGTTTTTCGTTTGCTTGCTTTGCGATACCGATGGCTTGTTCTGCCTTGGTTTTAGCAACAACGGCTCTTTGTTTGGCTTCATAGGCTTCACGCTGCGTCGCCTTCAACTCAGTGATCACAGTGCCGAGCATCTGCCCCTGCTGCACCATCGCTTGCATACTTTGCATCAGCAAATTGTTCTGGAGAGCCATCGCATCCAAACCCGATCCAATCTCTTGTTTTTGATCTTCCTGATGTGATCCGAAAAAGTGATCTCGCAACACACGCACACACTCTCTTTTGTACAAAACAAGTTTCTTTTTCACTTCTCCATTGCGAACTCGGTTGATCTGAATAGAACCCAGCCAGAATGGCAGAAACTCTAAATCAAGCATGAATGTTTCTTTCGTACCACCTTGCTTGTACGTCACAGGCATAAGCCCGTAACCACCATCAAATGTTGGATCTTGCTGCACTTTTTCAATTTGCCTCTGTGAGTCTTTGACCCCCATGTTCTGACACATCTTCTTGAGGCTTACCCAAATCCGACCATCCTTTTCGATAGCTTCAATGGACTCACCATAGAACTCAACTTTGATCAGGCATCAATAGCATAACGCCTTCTTCGTCTTCTTTTTTTGATCTCAATTTTGCGATCACTGACAACATCTTCTTTCTTCGCCACAATGTTGTCTGTAACTTTATTTTCAACTTTTTCTTGTGATTGTACAACCTTTTCTTCCGATATATTCGCAGCCAAATCATGCAACACTACGCACGGATGCGGTACAACATCTGCAAATGTAAAATCAACATCACGAGTCATTTTTATCGATAACGAAAAAGAAACACTGCTCGGAGCCATTGAAACTTGGGCTTCCAAGAATTGAATAAACTTGTGTATTTTCTCCTCGCTATCCAGTGATAAAACTTCAAAATGCTCAAACTTCAAAATCTCAACCCTCACCCTGTAATTGGATCGCACGCTCAATATACCACTGCGCTTTCTTCAAATCCTGCACTGGGGTTCCTTTATGCTTGTATCTGGACAAATACTTGATCGCATTCCCAACACAAAAATCTTCAGCAATACCCAAAGACTCCAAGTATTCGATAGTTTCTATGGTTCCCGTATTGTAATGTTTGGGATGATCAACATCTGAATTTTGTACCATACGCAACTCCATTTGACGCATAAAAATAAGTCTGCATAATCGTAGGACAAAATATAATCACAGTCAAAAAGGAAAATCAATGCGTGAATTTAATATCCAATTTCGAGTCGGAAAAGAACTCAAACAGCGAATGCTAAAAGATGCATTTTCAAAACATCAGCATCTAGGCGAATGGATAATTTCTGCGATCTTCGAAAAATTCAAACAAAATGCAAACTCAAAATATAAAACATCCGCGCATGAACTTATGGCAAACCGACAAAAAGTATCATTCTGGGTTTCGCACGATCTTCTGTATCAAATTGATACCAGAACACAAACCACAACACGCACGACATGGCTGATAGATGCATGTCTTGCAAAACTAGAAAGGGATGAAAATGAACAAATATCCTAAATATGCAAACATCAAACAACTCAAAACTCTGGAAGAACACGCCATAGCAATCGGAGATCATGGATACGTCAAAGTTGTGGACTGGATGGGTGGAGATGAACATGTTGTCCGTGCTGCCAGAAATTGTTTTGTTGGACATCGCAGCACTGAAAACAGAACAAGAACACAAGATCGCAGACTCATTAGGAGGCTGATGCGTGAAGAACATGGCACTCCATTTGAGATGCCAACAATCATGCTGCAAATCAGACTACCAATGGATATCATGCGTCAATTCGTAAGGCACAGAACATTTTCTCTGAATGAATACTCCACACGATACAGACCTGCCATCGACCTAAAAAAAGTGATCCAACCGCATGAATGGAGAATGCAAAGCGAAGATTCAAAACAAGGATCGGATGGTTTCATCGACCAAGAAATAGGCGAAGAACTCACACGGCAACAAGAAAGTCTGCACAAAGAAATTGATGCTATTTACACAGAAAGATTAGAACTCGGAGTTGCAAGAGAACAAGCCAGAATTGATCTACCACTCGCAAATTACACAGACATTGTTGTGGCGATGAAAGCAAGGAACATGTTTCACTTTTTGAAACTGCGTACATCACAACACGCACAAAAAGAAATAAGAGATATTGCTGAAGCTATCGCGATAATCGCTAACGCATGGATGCCATTATCCTACGAGGCATGGATTGATTATTCCAAAGAAGCTGAAAAGTTTTCAAAGATGGAATTGCAGTTTTTAAGGAAAATACTGACGAGACACAAAGAAGAAATCAAACAAACAACTAAACCACACAACATGACAGAAAACGAATGGAGATCATTTCTCCAATCACCGCATTTCTCAATTCTTCAATTGTTTCTTTAGCAATCCGCAAATGCGCACCATAGATAGGATCTGTTCGAACAACCTGTATCGGATTTTGCTTTTTGTTTGGCTCATGAGAATCAAAAAGAGCAAGCATCGCATCAAACTTTCTGCTCAGTTTCCAGTGATCATCATTCATCGCTGCACCTGTTTGTTACTCAGGAATCAATCACGCCACACCATAATCGTCATCGGAACACATAAGCTCATCAAGCACAACTTGAATACCTGCAACACTGCCATCTGTAATCAAAGGTGGGTTCTTCAAAAATCCACCATTCCTCGCCATATGAACTTCAACAGGAGATTCCAAATCCCAGTTATCTGCTTCAATCATTCTGAGAAAAGCAAACATGCGATAGGCTGTCGCTCGGATAGCTTCCCTGTTGTGATTTTTCAACCAATTCAATCTGTACTGCACGTACCCAGAAATGAATGCTTTTTCTTCTTCGTCATCATCCCATTTAAAATCTGGAAGTTCGGAATCATCACCAGCCAAAACTTCACACGAGCCGATAGAAGCCATTTCTTCATGTTCTTCGCATTCAGCATCCAATTTGTCTTCAAATCGCCACAAATGCCAAGGAGTGCCTTTTTTTGGTGGTTCTTCTGACAAGTAATCCCCAACACCAGAATGGATACACGAATCATAAATAACCGCAAAAGACAAAGGCATTGTGAGAGCATACTGTCCACTGATAATACTGGCTGGCAGCATGTATTCTTTTTCAAAATACAAATCCTGTGCAGCTATCATGATCGAATCATAATGAACCGCTCTTGTCAGCAGACCCTTAAACTCATCATTGTTGGTCAATGCCCACTTCTTCCCTTTTGGGCTGCCATAAAGTAATCGCATGTAAGGTTCAAATAAATCTGCAAACTTGCCACCAAGATTACAATAGACTTGCAGCAATCGATACAAACCACCGCTGTTTTCTGTTGTCTGCTCAACCCCAAATGTGATCCCTGCACCATCTGGCAGCACCACAAGAAGATCATAATTGCTTTCTAATCTGCCAGTCTCAAATAATCGGATGATTCCTTTTACTTTTTTGATCAACAATTCTGGAAAACATAAAGGTGATCCCATTCGATCATTCATATCACTTGTTCCTTTTACAAAAGTTAATTACAAATTCTTTCTGCAGAAATGATCTCAAAAGATCACATTATGATCCAATTGTATCCAATTTCTAAAGGCTTGTCTTTATGAATTTGTTTTAAGTGAAGATGATTAGAATGGATTACTTTACCCCCACCAGTCATAATTGATTAAGGAGTAAATATTGTTGATATCTGCTTGACCCACCACTTGTAAGTTTTAATTACAAATACAAAGTGATGATTAGTAATGATTACTTTACCCACCCAGAATATATGTTTTATTTATAATGAATAATGAATTGTATGACTAACTTTACCCACCCACTTGTTTTGTTATTTAGTAGTAGTAAGTGTTGTTGATGATTACTTTACCCACCCACTTGTCTTGTTTAGTATTAAGCAAGTCGCATGGACGGATTACAATTAGCAACATAAAGCAGCCATACGCGCACTGTACAGTGCACGAGAAAAGGTATTAATCAAATGCCTACAGAAAAATTTGAAGTGCGTCAACAACTTTTTTTGAAAAAGAGGCAACTTTTCTTGTAAGTGTATAATTTGTCTAAATAATTATTTACAAAAAATAAATAAAGCGTGAAAGAAAACACTTGACATGATTTTAGAATTTGACAAGTTTTCAACCACAATTTTGTGTATTAGCAGAAATAAATAAAATTTGTAACGTGCAGTTGTGTTGGTGTGTGGTATTGGTGGGCTGTTGTGTAGTTTGTAGTTTTATTTATTTTTTATAAGTTGCTGCGCGATACGAGATACCAAGACGGGATTGCGCAGCACTTTTTGAATTGAGACTTGTGATCCATCATCCAGAGTGAAAACATAATTGACTCCAAACTTTCGCAGCAATAATTGATTCAATCTTTCTGTTGGGGTTGATGCCTTCTTTTTCAGATCAAAATCGAAAGGCAGTTCTAAGATTTCAGTGTCAATCATATCGTGCCTCCTACCTTGTCTGTTCAAGCAAAATTACAATGCGCGATACCAGCTGCAGGATTTCGTTTGTTTGCCTATGCAGGTCGGTGTATCGCTCTTGTGTGATGTGTTCCAACTCGCAGATCTTCTGCTCAATTTGATCATTCTTGCACCACGCTTTCGGAGCAGTGCCAAACTCAACAGGTCGATGCAGTTGATCGTGGTGATCGACGATAGATTTGATGTTCATCAGCAGATCTTTGATTTGGTTTTCTTCTCCAAAGTCTGCGTCGATGGCAGATACCAATTGATCCAATTTTTGCAGGATTTTGTCGATCTTCCCATCTGTGGTTTCGATGATTCCTTTCCCCTCCAGCCATCGCTTCAACAAGCCCCATACAGACCAAATAACAGCGACAGCACCGAAGAAAGAACCCCATATGGTAGCGATCAATCCCATACTGAGTGTGGCTGCCAAATTCGACAACATGTGTGCCTCCTACGCGGGTTTATTGCAGTTCAATTCTGCGAGCAAACATCAACACAGGTTTGTACCGATCCAGATCATTCCAACTGGAAACAATCAGAGTGCGATCTGCATCTGTGCCTTCGTGTATTCGGGAAGAAACGAGATCAAAAGCCTCGTTGAATTGAGTGGAATCGATCATATCAAGCAGTTCATCAAGCAGTTTGTTGAATCCAGATTTGCTTGGTTTTTGATTCAATCTTTTTTTGATCTTCGAAAGTTTGTCCATTTTGATCCTCCGTGTGTTTTACACAAAATAAATACATTCCAAAAACAAAGCCATTGTATGTTAAAGGATACGGCTTGCGCTAGTTTCATAGTTGTTAGAACTATTTTCATCTTTTTTGCAGAAAATAGTTGACCCTAAAAGTGATCTCGACTATATTCGTGAACGTAGACGACGCGATCACAAAAGATCGCAAACAAAAACAACGACTCAAAAGGAGTAAGGCAATGAAAAAGGTATTTTCAAATTTCAACGCAGCACAAAGAAAAGCACTTGCAAGAATTGGAATCGACTACAAAGAAATTTCACGCATCGAATTTGATACCGCAGATGGAGAGTTCGAATACTTCACAAAAAATGATCAAAGCGATGAACTGGAATTATTCGAAGAAGACAAGAAGCATTTTGTGAATCTGTTCTTGACTCAGGAACACGAAGGAACATTCAAATACGAAAACGCAGACTCAGACATTCGAATATTTCTCTGGGATGAAACACAGGAAGATGAGACAAGAAAACCAGAGATTGTTTTTTGGCAGTATGACCCGACAAACATCAACATCGAATACACATGGGAAAACGAAGATGGAGATCGTATCACGCAAACAGATCCATGCAGCGGTGCAGGATACGATGACGAAGAAATCGAAGAACTCATAAAAGAATTAAGTTCTTGGGAATAAATCGCACAATCAACGGTGATTCGCAGCCGTAAATGCGAGCGGTGCTAGGGTTCCGAAAGGTACGCGCTCAAGCCGAAAACTGCAATGGTGCAGTAAATACAAACTCAAAAGGAGTCAATCATGATCAAGCGTCATTTTATCTACACACCAACCACAGGTTCTAAAATCTTTGCAGCAACTCTTCAGCAGCCTCATGTCCTAGCGGCATTCAAAATGCCAAATGAATCCATACATGTATTCGGAGGCTTTCGGTTGGAGTATCCAGAAAGCAGTCGGAAGTGGAGAGATGCAGCACGAAAGTTTGTCAAAGCGGTTGCACGCGGATATGGAAGCAACCTCAAATCAATCGTAGCGTGGGACGACAAAGGCAGCATCAATATCGTCGTACCGTTTGAATTTGCATACAAATTACACCGCGCAATGTCTGTGTTATATCGGGAAGTCGAAGGCAAATACATTGATGTTGAAGATGGGATTGACCGCAATTTGATTCGACTTGCAGCTGAAGGTGGAGATTCATTCTGCCTACCGCAGTTCGATGACAACCTGAATATGACATTCCATGCCAACATCACAAGCGATTTCAACAAAGAAAGATTCCACATATTCAAACCATCTGGAATTGAGCAGCGTGCTAAAAACCGTCGCGCAGGGATCAAACCAAAATACATCGATGGGAAAGATCTCGGTCTCAAAGTCCAAAACACAAAGATGCCTGATGGCAAGTGGATAGCCACAGTGTATGTCGATCATCGAAACTATGTTGCAGGGGAAGGATTGAAAGCGTGGGAAGCAGATGACATCCATCCTGAACCAGAAACATTATTCATCACCACAGGGAAGCTCCGATGGTATTGGGATGAATACAAGCCTGAAGGTGTGTTGGTATACGATCAAGACTTTGAAAGCGAAGAATGCACACTTTATGAAACAATCGACGCGCCATACCACAATCCAATGCAGATCAAACAAGAAGCATTTGACTGGTACGAAGCCAAACAAGAAGCTGAAAATACAGACGATTGATCCCAGCGCTGGCAACTATATGCTGATGAGGATGCCAAAACACAACATGCAACTCAAATGGAGTGAAGCTATGATCAATTTTCAAGATTTCAAATACAAGCACAAAACAGAACTCTTACAGCGTGGACGTAACGAAGGCGAAGAATCAATCACAGTCGGTCAACTGCTTATCTCAAAATTTCCAGCCATCACATTTGAAGAAGTGGGAAAAGTCGATCCAATTTACGATCCGAAAGGATATCGCGGTTATGATCTCTGCCGACTGTATCCCGCATACAGCAAGGGAATAAAAGCGTGGATACTGGAAAAATCGTGGATCGCGAGCAATGGACACTCGGCATGGGGTACATCTGAAAAACTTCTTTCTTTTGAAGACGGATTGAAAATTTTCAATGAAAAGAAAAAATAAACAGGAGTTCAAAAAAAATGAAATACATTGTCAATGCGACAGGTAGAAGGATGGATAATTCTATCTGGCAAAAGTGCGATGTGCAATTTGCACTTGATGGCGAGTCTGCGGTGCATCCATATGCAGATAATCGTGGAATCAAAAAGCAATCAATGGCTGCGTGGAAACGTGTCCTGCGTGTGATCGATAACGAACATCAAAATGGAAACCATGTTGCAGGAATTATGGTTTCTGGTGAGACAAATTACTGCATTGGAATCGCAAAACAGTGCATGATGTCTCGGATCAACGTGTTTGTTCCTGTTACAATCCCATCACCAAAAAACAAAAGAACAGGAGAATATCCATTCACACCAACAGGTGTGCGTTGGGTAATGCCGATCCGATTTGCAGTCGAAAGACCTGCATATTACGAAACAAGCAAAATGATCATATTCTCGCGGTACAGCCCAGATCTGTACAAAGAAACAATTGAAAAGAAAGCACGGATGGATTGCACTGAATGGGTAACAGTCGCAGACCCGCATTTCAGAATGGAGAATTTTCAAGCTGAAAAAGAAGTTCGATCCTATGCAGCAGAAGTTGCAAGTATTCTGCGCAAAAGTGGATCGGCAGCATGTTTTTACAATGTGCCGATTGAAACAGCAATGAATCTTTGGGTTGCGATGAAAAACAACAGTGTCCCTTGCTACTTTGTTCTTCGTGACTGGAATGCAGATCACACACGAAAAGAACCAAAAAGAGTCGAAGTGATCCCATTCTAGCACCCACCAGAGATCGGACAAGAACATGATTATAAATAACAAGGTGCTATCAAAATCCATAAAGAAAATAGATGGATGCTTTCATAAATTGTACAAACCAACACGATATTTTTTATCCGCAACAGAGGGTGTTGGTGTTCGCATATTTGGTCTCGCATTCCCACAAGGCATCGCAGTAGAAGTTGAAATTACATGCCGTGTGCTTTCAACGGGTTTGTATATTTTGAATCGCAGTCATACAGCACAAATAATTTCTGCGTGTGATTCAAAAAGCGATATCTTCTTCACACCAGTACAGCAAAATGCATTCACGGTTGTCGCAAATACCTGTGTAATTGATGTGGAAATGTTTCCGCACGATATCGCATTGTTCAAAACAAATTTCTTTGATGGGGAAGATTGCAGATCATTATTTTGTTCGGATACAACAAATGTTTTAAGCATTGATAATGAAACATTCTGCCAAACATACGAACTCATGAAACCAGCGTTGCAAGTGCGAACATTGCATTATAGAGACAGCGATGGTGTGGCATTTGAAGTTTCAAACAATGAATTGATTATCCAATCCACAGCCGTTCCAGTCGCGCAATACGCTATTCGAACCAAACAGAAGTACACTGGTCAAAGCCAAAAATTACGAGTAGCAATACCATCAAAAGTGATGCACACAATCTACAAAAATGGAGCGTCAAATAAAACAAACAAGAGTCCCGTGGAGCTTTGCCACATAGATGATGAGGCGCAAATCAAATTTGAAAATCTTACAGTTGCCATGAAAGATGGACTCTATTACTACCAAGAATATCACGTTGAAGCAGTCATACCGAAAGAAATATCACACTCATATTTGATTGATCCCATACAACTGGAACAGTTCAAAACAATCCTGCGTGAAGCTTCCGCACAATACAAAAAGATGCAGCTTAAAAAGAAAGAAGCAGTTCCAATTGTGTGGATCAAAACTGCTGAGACTGGTATTGACATTTCGATACCATTTATTGCTGATGAATCCGAAAGTGATATTGCAGAATTTTATGCCTACAAAGAGTTTTTGAATCTTGAAAAATTACAAGTAGCAGATGTTATCGAAAACACATACAGCATAGATCAACTTCTCATATTTCTGGAACACGTCACAGGGTTTCAAGGTGTAGAGATCGTATTTTATGATGAGTTGAAACCATGCACAATTTACGCGGAAAACAAAGGGGTGGAATACGCAGGAGTAACTATGGCATTCCAAAGAACTGCACCATATGAACCACATGAATTTTTGGATGCACACACAGAATTGTTTGATGCTATCCCATTCTAAAAGTGAGGAACCATGAAAGTAAAAAAATCATTTTATATCGATGAGGATCTTGTCAACTTCATCGATGAACAAACACAAGCAGAAAGAAAAACACTAGGGTTTGAGCTTAAGCCGTCGCAATTTATATCGGCTGTGCTTGAACGCCTAAAAAAGCACAAAGAAGAAACAAATGAAAACGCAATGGCATTGTTGGATCGATGCTGCGACATGAAAGAAGGTGAAGGATGAAACTTAGTGATAAAATGCAAACGTTTGTTGGTGACATGGTGGATTACTTGCGTGAAGAAAGACCTCTCACTGGTCTTGCAGAAGTATTTCACGGAATATCAAAAGAAAAAGGTTTCTGGGATACAATTTCTCAGGAAGAGTTCTTTGCTGCAAAGATGATCTGTGTTCTGCACGAAAAATATGGTGAGAACAGTTTCCGAGAACTGGAAAGGTTTATTCCAGATGAAAAACAAAGAGCGTGGGTGATTGAACAAGAATTTGTGGAATGTAACAGTTGTCAGAGAATTACAAAATGTTCAACACATTATTTGGCTTGGATAATTACATCCTGAATGAAAAATCACGCGCACTGGCATTGATGCACTCTGAAATTTCAGAAGTGTTGGAAGGGCTACGAGCCAGAACAATGTATGGTGGTGTGCAGCAGTCAAGCAAGATCGATGGTTTTTCTGCAGAGGATGAGGAACTCGCAGATCTGCAAATTCGATTGTTGGATTACTGTGGACGTTTCAATATCGATTTGGACAGTGCTGTAGCTGCAAAGATCGAATACAACGCAAACCGCAGCGCAAAACATGGGAAGCGTTTCTGATGGAAGACAAGCACACAAAAGATCCAGTAACAGCGATGCTATACATATTACTGAAAGAGTTTGTGCCATTTGGTCAACTTGAATCTGTTATCAGCGATCTCGAACAGTTAGCATTCAAAAAAGGTATTGTCGGTTTTTATTTTTCATCAAAGGAGATCGGAACTTACACATCAAAATTACGCACACGAATGTATGCCATTGAAACAAAAATCAAGACTCAAAATGAACGACGTATCGGATCAACTTGGTCAAAGATGTTCTTGGGTTTTTTGAAGAAGATTTAAAGAAAAAAACATCCAGAGAACTTGCTGCTGCGATGCTGATTTATTCACAACAGGCAAATACCACAAGCAAGCTATACGATGCACTCAGAGAATATGCTGTGTGTGTAATAGACCGTTTCAAGGAAATATCAGAAAATGAAGTTGATGTGTCGGATAGCAGTGCAAAAAATATTTTGGACACCATGAACAGAAGATGTGAGTCAAGTCTGCGTGGGTTATTCCCGCACCTGCTGGATGGAGAGTTTGACGTTTGAAGCCATAGGAGTTTGGCATGATGAAATGTGATCTTTGCGGTGCTACAGTTCCAGCAACAATGGAAACGAAACATGTGACAGGTGTTATTGATGATAAGATCAACGGACACATCCATGTGTGTGATCGTTGTTTCAAAGAGAATAATATCAAACCAATACACTTTCATTTTTCAGTTGAACAGAACAGATTTGTTGCAACGCATGAAATGAAAGAACTGCCATTATTCCGCACTGAATACCTGTGTACATTTGCGGATAAAAAAGAATCTTGAAGGGATGCTGCAATGGCAAAGAGAAGATTCAGGAGAATGCAAGCGGATGATTCCCCAAATAAACAAATACAAGAGACGCCTAAGCGTTATTTTCCAACAGAAAAAGAAAAAAAAGAATTTGAAAACATATTTGATCTGAAGTTGAAAGATTACTTTTCAATTCAATATGGATTCGACGTGTGCAAATTTAATGATGATCTCAAATGTCCAGACGGTATATCTCTGAATGACTTTTTACTTCAAACTTATGGTGACGCAGGATTGTTGTCAGCTCACAAAATGAATAATTATGGGATACCAATTATCCGATATCGTATGGATCAGCACGAGTACAAACACAACATAAAATAGGTGTCAAAATGGCAAAGAGAAGATTCAAAAGAAAGCACACGCAAGCGCAACTTCAAGAAGCAGCACGAGAGTTTAGTTCACATCTGGATACCAGATCAAAACTGTTTATCATGTCAATCGAAATGGCAGTCCAAATGAACGGCATGGAATTGATGGCGTGCAAATCGAAAGAAGAACTCGACAAGCACTGGGATTGGCTGGAAAACAACAAAGAAGAATTGATCAAAGATATTGCCAGTCGATCCGATCTCATGATGTATGGCGATCACACGGGAAAAACAAAGAAAGGTACAATTGCAAAATTGTTCAACCAAACTGCAAAAGTGATCGCGATCATGGCGACATTCAACAAGCACGGAATCACTATTTTTGGGAAGAATTTCAATTTCAACAGCAGCACCATCAAGGAGTGGATCAATGAAAATCAAGTTCACGGATAAAGACGGTTACAAGTGGGCATTCGACAGTGAAGAGCAGGTGATGAAACTGGATGGAGACGATGCAGAAGAAGGTGGATACCTAGCACGAAGTTTCATGGATGCTGCGCGTGTTCTAGTCGCTGGCTATGGCGAAGATCCAAATTTCTGCACACCATCAGATCCAGAAATTGAAAGGAATGGCAAAAAAATCTTTGATTATAAATGGAAAGATACAGGGTGGCAGATCAAAGAAGAGCTACAACAAAAACGCCACATGATTGCGCAATATGTGAAGCACAAACGTGTTGAAGGGCTGCTCGTGGAGGTTACTCTGGCAGAATGGTACAGCCTAGATGATGTCAAGACGGCTATTTCACTGAAGACCACAGAAGAATTTGAAACACTGAGAAACAGAATTTTGTATTACGCAAAAATTGGAATGATCACAGAGTTGAGTGATTGAATATGATTTGTACACGAGAAAATGTTGAAGTGGTACTTTTTGAAAACACAAATGAATCTTTGTACTACACAATTAAATTTTTGGGGAGGCATGGGATTTATGCTGAACGGAGTGAAACTCGTGTTTCTTGGGGTTTGGAAATACACCGTGCGTACACTGTTAAAATAAAATCAAAACTGGTCGGTGTGAAGTCTGTGCTTCCAGATCATTACATTATATCTGGCAACGGCATGTTCGTTGTGGTTGAAAAAGTTGTGTTTGAATCGTTGTTTGTTGGAACACAAGGAGGATACAATGCCGTTTGTAAATGAGGACTTCAAGATTGTATTTACAATTGGTTTATTCTTTTTCGCTATGGCATTTGCTGTTTTGATTATGGTTGGTGAGCATCTGCGTCGCAATAATATGGATGCAGAAATTAGAAGATGTTCACACTTGATACAAAACAAAAGTGTTATGAATGCCGATGATCGGATCAAATTATGCCGTGCAATTTTGAAATAAAGATCATTCTGTGTATTTTCACGCATAAAAAATGTAGAGATGTCGGATAGATGCTAACTATTTTTATTTATTTCTTGTAAAATGAAGTGATCATCTCTACTATATAAACATAACAAACACAGTGCGAAACGCACCAAGGAGAACAGAGATGAACAGCTACAAAAACTACAAAGAAGAAAAAGCAAAAACAAACTTTGAATGGATCTACAACCTCGCCATCAGGGAAGTTCCAAGCTTGAAAATACGAGCAGAAGAATTGAAGCGTGAGGCAGAAAGCGCAAGCGCATGGGAGCGCACATCTTACTACATGAACCACAAACAAATACTTCAAAATGAAGTCGAGGCAATCTGCTCCGACAAAACATACAACAAGATTTTACTCAAAGAAGAACAAGAAGAGCGACGCCAGCAAGTGCGAAACAGACTGGCATTTTTGGAAGAAAACTTCTTTGACTGTGATGTAGATATCACGGATCTTGTGTAACAAAAAGATCATACAGGCAACCATCACCAACACTCAAAAGGAGTGATTCATGCGTAAATTTCTCTCCACAGTTCGAACCCATATTGATAACAACAAGCACTTTGCAGCACTGGCAATGCAAGCCGTGCGCGACAACCAATTCGATAACATACCCGAACATGTTTTATTCCCCATCAGTTTTGGTGTGGAATATGCGAAAGCTTACAATCAGAAATTACGAGACGCATGGGAATATTCCACATATCTCAATTGGTGGTATACAAAGGGCATTTACACGATCAAGGAAGATTTGATCGGTAAGATTGTGCCTACTGAACTGGGGAATAAACCACTCCCATTTGAACTGCTGTACAAGATGCCAGAATGGGCAATCTTCATACCATATGGGAAACAAAACATTGAAGGATTCTTGTGTTCGATTGACTGGTTTGATGATCACATGAACACATTGAATTATAAAGAGGAATTGCGTATCACAGTCTTTTTTGAAACGGGAGTTCCTTTGCCACTATTCATTCCATTTATTTCTGGTATGGGAATCAAAGAGGCAATCATCACAGGCATTCGTGATGGTGGTGTAAATTACGATGGATCTGTGTTTGAACCGATCTTCAAGATCGCAAACATTGGGATCAACTTGCTTCTTTATATTTGCTGCAAAAATGCAGATATCAAACACAGGATGAAGCGCAGTCGTCAGCTTCGATGTTGGGTATAGACGTGGTAGCGATATCAAAAACACCACAGGAACTGCGCAACATAGCAACAGCAACGGAAGTCAAAAGGCAGCACATTGGAGACGCGCACACTGGCACACCTACCGCATAGGAAAAGGAAGAAAAGAAAGTGTGCTATACTGGCTGCCACCAACAAAGATCGGCTGCGAAGAATCGACACCAATTGTCGACCGAGGAATCTCCTAAGATCTAATACCTAGTTGATTCTTCGCAGCATTTTTTCACTGCATTGAAAATGTATGTATTTCTTCGGTGGTATGGTGCGATTCACACCAAAATATTTGTTGATCACTTTCTTGGATTTGGAAGTGCGAACACAAAATCTGCCGATCCCTTTCAAGCGGACATCATTTCCTTCTTGCAGTTCCCGATCTATAAGATCAATGTAAGCGTTGATCACTTTGGCAGCTTCCTTTTTTGTGGCTCCCGTTGTGGATGCGATCTCGGAGATCATTTCTTCAAATCGTAACATTCTGTGTGTCATTGTCTTTGCCTTTCGTATAGTTACTAACTTTTTATAAATAAATCTTGTAAGTGTACGTGATCAATCGTAAGCTGAAAAAGTAACAAATACAGTGCATAAGGCACGAAGGAGATCACAAGAATGGAACACAAGCTTTTTCATATTACAAACTGGAAAGAGGCAGCACAAGCAAAAGTTGGAGAGACATTCACTCTCCATTGTGGGCAGCAAAATGCGGAAGGTTTGGGAGTTTATTTTTCCCAAGATCAAATTGTACCGTGTTCAACTGCGGAAGGATCATTTTTGTCTGCACCGCAAGCAGTCGTACAAATAGGAGTTTCCACTGGTAACGGTTGGTGGCGAACAAAGAACTCCCTGTGCAAAAAATTCAAACGACCGAGAACATGGCACACAAAAGGAAAACACATCCGATGCTGCGTGCAGGATATCAAACATACAGCAATTGACGGTCACAATGGGCTTCTTCCTTTGGTAATCTGCTCTTGGGAGTTTGTGTAATGAAACGACGATTCGACAATGAAAAATATGTGATCAAAGTCTCCACGATAAACGGCAACACAAGCGATATTTTTTGTGGCTGCTACACTGGAAGCATTGAATCTGTAAAGGATTTTGTACGCACCTCAATTATCAAGATGATCGATGACTACCGTGCGCAGTGGGGTGAAGATGCCGAGGTGGATAGCGTTTGGGATCAAATGGCAGAATATATTTTTGAAGTGAAGAAAGCAGAGCCAGAGGATCGCCATGCTGATTTTCCACCATGCTTCCCACCAAGCAGCCACCTTTAGAGGGTAAATTGAACACATCACAACAAAGATCAAAAAGGGGATCACGAGGTAAACGGTACAAGCAATGTGTGATCTGTGCAAAATACAAACACAAAAAACACATGATCCGTATCAACCTTGAACATGAACACCCAGCACGGTATCAATGCAAATACTCATGCCAACACTAGATTTGTATGCGACCGTCAATAAGAAAGGGAACCTATATGTTATCCGATCTGGAAAATGAAATATTCGACACGTACATAAAATTGGAGCAGTTAGTTGCGTCCCAAAAACAAAACAACAGCCGTGACAACATCGGCATAAAAGTTCAACTGGAACGGATCGCAGCTGCAAAAGTACGAACAACGGAATACATTATCTGTCAAAATACAGATATACCAGAAGATCAAATCTGGAAACGTGCTGGACTTCCAACAACAAACATTGAAACTGAAATTACACAACATCAATTGTATGCGGAAGTATTACAATCCAAGGTATATTTTGGGATGCAATCACTGCAAGGACGGTTGAAAATGTATGCTGTCGGCATTTTGGAAATACTGACCATCAATGCTTTAGAGCGAGACAGACTTGTTAAATCAGTTGCGGATGATGTGTACAAGCAACTTTATCGGTTCCAGTTACACGAAAAGATCACAAACACATACACCACTACAATCTGGAATCAATCACATGTAGTTCAAAGATTTACACACGACACCCTCAAACAAATCATCAAACTAGCAAGTGCCTAGCACACAACACGAAAGGAACAATGCAATGAATATTGAAACGGAAATTACACTGAAAATAACCCTCAATTCAGAAGAAAGACAAATACTTGCAGCCATGATGCAAAATCCCATGTGTGAGGATGAAGATCCTGAAACAGAGGCTGTCCGTCGCAAAATATTTGATGCCGTCAAAGAAAAATCACCATACATCTACAATGGCATCAGATAGCCAGAACATACACAACCTGTATCAAAAGGAAATACATACAATGGGAAACAATCGCTTGGATCAACCACAATTCAATTCAATGGAAGAAGAACCACGTCCACCAGCACATGAAGTTGATTGGACTGCGTCAAATGAGCAGGTGGAAGCTATACGCTTGGAACTACAAAAAGGACACCTCGCGTACATTGGAAATGCACCTGTGCTGCTCGTCCAAAAAGATATTCAAAATGATCGCGTAACATTCAGAATATTCAAAGAAGGACTCGAATCAAAAGATGATCGCTATCTCGAAATTATGACTGCGAATCTCACACTATTGAGAACTGCAAAAAACTCAAAAATAGTTGTGGGCATTCTGGATCAAATCGAACATAGGATGCTGCAGCACGCGGGAATGTTCGCATATGTGATCGCAAATGCCAAGATCAAAGTCGATCCCACAATCCCAATGGCAGCATACATCGCAGAACAGATCACAAACAAAATTCAACAAAAAGCAAAAAGTATGTCCTTCAAAGCAAAAATAAAAGCATCTGTTGAAAACACACCACAGTTTCTCGCAGATACAGGGTTGCTAGGCGAAATCAACCGTCGTGTGATGCACCCAAAAGGACTCGCTCTGGCATACAATCTGGGTGATGGCGTCGCAAGTGGTCTCCATATCTATCAAACAGAAGATCCAGCAGGGTTCATATTCGACGAAGAATTGCTCCCAGAAATTCAATCAAAATTGAACCACGCAGAACAAAACAAAGTCTGGAACGTGGACAACGCAACACGACTCAAAAAATATGGCGAGATCATTCAAAAATTGAAACAAGGTGAGCAGCACAATGAAAAAACGAAATCCAAATAAACCAATGATCGCAAAAGACACAAAAGAACCGCTAGTTATACTCGGAGGTTACCAAGTCAATGAACTAGGTGGTCTCATCCACAAAAAAGTAGTCCACTCAAGTCTGCCACAAGCAACACCAGACGATATCGCTCTGTTTGAAAATGAAGGACTTGAATGGCTGGCTGATAAAAAATGGTTCGGAGTCATCGATAGACTTCGCAACTCTGGAATCATCAATGAAGAAACTTTCCAGAAATATGTGTTCGGAAAGTGAACTTACTGCAAGTGCCATTACTGCAAGTGAACTTATTTCAAAATTGATCGCATCCGTTGTGTTTTGTAACCCCTCCTAATCCCCCCCCCTATGAATGAAGGTGTGCATGGTAGCCTCTAACTTGTACGAGGAAGGCTATATGTTGCGTTTGTGGCGTTTTAGGCTGCTATTGGTACGTTGGGTTATGTTGCCTGTTGTAATCGCGCTGTGTAGCCTGTATCGCTTGCTATGTTCTGGTAGGTGGTTGTAGGATGGCATGGTGTGGTTACAAAAAAAGCCCTAGCGATGTTCTGCTAGAGCATTCTAAGCTTGCGTTTTCTTTTGGTTTTTCTTAGATGATGAAGTCTTCTTCTGTTGGTATCAAATCTTCGCCATCGTCGCCATTTCCGTTGAGTACGTCTGCAACCCATTGGTCAACTGTGTAGCCGTCATCTGCTGTTGGGAAGTCTTCGTTAGGCACTTCCAACTCACCGTTATCATTGAATGTTGCGTGTTCTTGGTGGTAGGTTGCCAGCGCATCTGCTACCGCTTCATGTCCGTGTTGTGTTGCGAGTGCTTCAAATGCTGCGTTGTTGTTTGCTGCTTCGTGGTAGGCTTTGTTTGATGTAATCATTTTGAACTCCTTTAGAGTTGTTGTTGGGCTGTGCTTTATTGCGTTACCCGTTTCTTGATTCTTATAGTAGAGATGATCGGTGTAACTTACAAGGAATAAATAAAAATAGTTAGCAAGTAAGCGATAAGACTAAAGAATTGAAAGTGCGAATTGTAGAAGTGATCCTAATGTGATCTGAATTACGCGACCATAAGGCAACGCAGGGAGGCTGCGCCTATCCCAAGTCCTGCCTGTTTGTATGCAGATCAAAGGAGGGACTTGCGCGAGGTTTGTTTGTGTTGCGCTTTGTGGGGAATTAGGAGGCTGCTGGTAGGTTTGATCGGGTGGGCTTTTGTTTGGCGTGTGTTACGCTTCGTTTGCCTTGTATTCGGCAGATGCGTCTTTTGCCATTTGGTAGAGAGGGTCTTGCATCAGTTCCCGCGCCACTTGTATTTTATAGTGCGCGTTGCAGCGGTAAGCTGCGCTGGTTGAAAATTCGCCATCTGCCTGTGAGAAAAGAACTCTTTCTTGGTGCTTCATGGCTTCCAAGTAGGCGTCAAATGGTCGGTTTTCAAAATCTTTGTGGTTGCGCAGCCTCTCGTACCGCATCAGATGTTCGGTGTAGGCTTCCGATTTGCAGAGTTCCTCAATTCGAAAGGCTGCGCAGTTCCCTTGGATGGCGTTCAAAACTTTCTGCTTGAGCATCTCAGCGCGTCCTTTGATCGTCTTGAGCGTGATGCCTTCCAAAAGGTTGAACTGTTCGGTTTTTGTCATGTTTTCCATTTTCTTATCCTTTGCCTTTTAGGCGTTGCGCGGTTTGCTTTATTGCGTCCCGCTTCGTTATGTTGTGATAGTAGCTAGGATCACTTCACTTTACAAGCTTTATTTATAAAAAGTTAGCATCTAGGCGTTATTGCTAAAGAATTATGTTTGCTATTTAGACAGAATGATCTTTTTCTGTAAGTGATCCGATCATAATCCATAGGAAACAAGCTTGATCGCCTACCAAGATCATCAGCTGCAGATCACAAGTGCAACATAATGTACAACCTACCAGATACCGCGATACAGCCGACACAAGGGCTGCGATTGTGTTTGTGGGGTAATTATAGGGAATTGAAAAGAAAGCGTGCAGGAAGGGCTGCGTGGTAGGATGTTGCGGGTGTTAGCCTTTTAGCCTTTGAGCTTCTTGCGGTATTTGGTGAGGATAAGTACCGCTTGTTTCAGTTCGGTTGCCATTGCTATCGCGGTGTGTTCCGAGGGTAAATCAAAATGATCTAGGTCAGGTTGATGATGTTTGATTCCAATTCTTCAAGTCTGTCCATGATTGTTGTCCTTTCCCTTTTTGGGTTGCTGTTTGGCTTACGCTTTGATTTGTTTGCGTAATCCGTTGAGTTGATCTACGAAGTATGCGAGGCTTTCTTCAATTTCGCTGGCTGTTTCAAGGTTGTGGTTGCGGTTGATACCCTCTGCAATTTCTGCCAGCTTTTGTTGGGCTTCTTCGCAGAGTCTTTGTACGTTGAAGTTTGTTTCTGCGAGTTGGCTTTCTTCTCTTTGTTTCTTTGTCATGATCTTTTCCTTTGCCTCTTATGGGCTGTTGTGAAACGTTGCGTTGTGCGCTGCTTCGTTATGTCCTTAGTATACAGATGTTTGATGCAAAATACAGGGAATAAATAAAAAAAGTTAGTATGTAGGCGTTATCACTACACAATTATTTTCAAAAACACACAATCTTACCCATCAGGACTGCCGTGGAACCACCAATTATCTGCCAATACAGATCACTTTTGGAGATCATACGGATCACCTTCCAAGATCACATCCTGTATAAAAGTGCTTGTAGGGAAATTCCTACAAAGGATAAGTCCGTAAAATCATTACATTTGTGTCTTGCATTTTAAAATCTGCACGAGGGACACACCAAAATTGTCCATCAGACTTTTTCTTACAAATGCAGAAATAAGCAACACCACATAAAAGCATGGTAAGATACTATTCTATAAAAGGAATTTCAAAAGAAAGGCTGCTGGTAGAAAAGAACAACCGCGTGTCACTTTTGCAATCCAAAATCAATGGCTGCCCAAAAATCCTCATAAGAATCGCCAACTTGTCCTTTCAATTTCTTCAGTTTTCGGACTGCTTTGGTTGCCTGTTTCTTGTCCAACCAACACCGATGATGTTCATCTCCGATGCGAATGCCTCGTTTGGTTGGTGTTGCAACAATGACATTTTGGTCAAAATTATCAATGATTCTCGCTACGTGTGCCATTTTCATAACCGTGTCCTTTGCCTTCTATCAGGCTGTTGTGCAGCGTTGCCTTATTGCGTGCTGCGTTGTTGTTTGTTGTTTCGATCCAATCAATCGATGTGGTAGCCCTCTGCTCGCATAAACTCAGCAAAAACGCTGTCTTGCGCTGCCAGTTCTTCAAGTGCGCCATCGGGAAGACATCCTGCGTCGAAAAGATCTCTGTAGCAGATGTCAACAAAATCATCACATCCTAATCCTGTTAGACGTTGAATCATGGCATCCACATCGTCCATCCACGCTTCAAATTCCATGTTCTTTGCCAGCTTTGCGTCCAACTCTGCACCTGTGATCATGCGTACTGTTTCCATCTTCTTCACTCCTTTTGAGTGGTTACAAGGTAGCGGTATTACTACCTTTTCATGTTACAAGAAATATTTGTTCTCTGTATCTGCCGTGGTTCCTTAGCAGAAAATCACGTAGTAGCTGGCTGCCTTGAGGGCTACCGCAGCTGCCATCCAGATGCTCTCTTTGATGATTCTTTTTCGTCTTGCGTCTTTGTAGGCTTTCCAGTCTGCGTTTGTCATCTTCTTTACTCCTTTTGAGTTGTTGTCGTTTCCTTATGTTCAAATAGTAGCTCTAACCTATGACAGATACAAGAAATAAATAAAAAAAGTTAGCATCTTACTAATAACTCTACGCTTTTACTACCAACACCAACAAGAAAACACCACGTACACCATACAAATTCAACACACAGCAGATCACATCGTAGGATCACCATACCAGATCACAAAAACAACCCACTTAAAATCGAAGCACAGAAATAGCCCTATTACGCAAAAACTCAACGCAACCAATACAATCTATCTAGCAAGCATATAAAACGCCTAAAACTAGCCTTTCTGTTACAATAACAACAAATCACCTGTTTAGACCTTCAACACGGCACAGCCTCAACAACAGCAGATCACAACAAAGCACAATAAACACGTGTAGGGAAATTCTTACAAAGATAAACAACTAAAATCATTACACTATTTTTTGAACTTCAAAATTGACACGGGTAGTTCACTTTTTAGACAATCAGACTTTTTCTTACAAATAAAAACAACACAAAACAAGGGCAAGATACTGATTCATAAAAGGAAAATCCAATTTGCTGCCAACAACACATTTCACTCAAAATCAAGCATTCTGCCATCAAGAATGATCCACCGCGTGACACTTTTCTTTTACACCACAACCAAAACAAGCAAAAGCTAAACGATAACGCAGCTTTATGCCAACAACAACAAAACAATTACCGCGTAGCAAACACCAAAATGAACACTTTTTAGCAGCAAGAAAGGTCTGGAAAGATTCCAGCGTGGGAAAAGAAGACAGGAATCAAGGGCAGATAGTCGCAGCTTACAACCCCATATATGCCGATGACACGGGAATTATAGGGAGGTGCAGGTGGTTGTGCTTTGTGACCAACCACAATCATGAAGCCCTCATAAAGCTCTAATGATGCCACCTATGAATGCCCCTAATACCACTATGGTAAAGCACTGATGACTCCACCTATGACTGCCCCATGAAACCACTATGAAGCTGGTATGAATCTCTAATAAATGTGAAATGATCTTTTCTTATATGTCCTACTGTTATATTTGATTTTTACTTTGTTGTTTCTGTGTTTGTATTTGTCTGTTGTGAAGTTTGTTCTGTTGAGTTGTCTTGATTGCTTGAATTGTTTTCTTTTTTAGATTTGTGTAGTTGGACTTGAATTTCGAGAGCTTTTTGAAGTTCTTGTTCTTTGATAATTTCTGGTGAAGCGTTGCCTTTGAACATCCATTTGTCGAGTTGTTGTTTTTTGTGTTTTGGTATTTGTTTAAGTTTTGAATTGTTGTTTTGTTTCGTGTGTGTTTTTGGTTGTGTTTGTTTTTCTTGTTTGAATTGTTGTTTAATTTTGTTTGCAGCGTTTGGGTTGATTTCGTTGAGTAGGATAATCATTTCTTGAATTTCTTGTTGAAGTACGCCAGCGAGTTGATCGGGATTTTGTGATTGAAGGTCTTGTGCTTTCTTTTTACGTTTGTTTTGTATAATGCCGAAGTCGACGCCTTTTTGAATAATTTTGTCATAGATATCGGATTGAGTTTTGAGAGCGGAGATCTGTGCGGATGCGGATTTCATGGAGGGATCGGCAGCAAAGCGTTCATAAGCTTTTTGAATCTTATTGAGGACACCGAACTGGAACGTGGCGTATTTGGCGAATATTTGTGAAGGTGAAGCGTGCGTGTATTCGTTTGCGATCTTTTCGAGAGCGATGTCGAGTTCGCGTTGTACAATTTCCTCTGAAGTGCCGATTTCGTAGGCGATAACTTCAGGTGCTTTGCCTCTGGCGAACTCTTGCAGGACGAGGATACGTCTGGCAATGACCATCTCTTTTGTGAGCTTTCTGGATGTGCCTGTGACGTCTTTGAATGGCTGCACGTCTTCGATGTTGTGTTTCTTTTTGTAGAGTGGTTTGACATCCTGAGTGTTGCTTTTTGGAGTTTGTGTTTCTTGTTTGTTTTTGGTGCTTCGTCTTTTTGCCATTGTGTATTCCTTTATGCAGAATGATTAAAAATTGTATAGTACAAAAAATAATGTGACTAATATAAAAAATAAATAAAGAGAGTTTTGCAGGTGGGATTGTGTGCGGGATTATTTCTTGGTGAGTTCGCTTCCCAAAAAGATTAGAAAAGATGCTGCGATGGAAGCCACAAAAATAATATAGGCGATGGACGGGTTGATATTGATGAATCCTATTTGTGGTTTCAGCAGAAAAAAGAACCCTGTGGGAATCCCGATCAACAACGGGATGCAGATTATAAACCAGAAAACAAACTTGTTCATGCTGCTGTATTCCTTTCTGTTGCGGTGCTAATACGCAAGAAGCAGGTCGTGATAATAGAGATCAAACATATGGACTGATTTTTGGTGGAAAAGAGATCGTGCCTTGTTGAAGATACCAAGAAGCAATTTATCTGTGACTGCACCCGTGTTCTGCGCCAGACGAATGATTGCTTTCAAATTCTGGATTTTGGTTTCGAGTGCAGGTTGAAACACCATGCGTAACAAGTGCAGAGCTGCGAACTTTTGATCTGTTTCTGGTTGGAGATCCTTTAGACCTTCATGGATAATCTGGCAAGCGTGGTGATCATCCGTGCTGTAATCTTGTTCTACAAATCCGAAACACCATGATCGTGCAACTTGAACACCTGCGATATATGGATCTTTGCGGTAGTCGTAAGATATGAATCGCGTGATAATCTCATGCGCAACAAACACAGAAAGTTTTGGATGCCACAGTTTCACAAGTTCTTGAATGGCAGTTGATAGGTCGTTCCATTGTGTATCAGATCCGATGGGATCAACATCAACGTAATAGAGCATGGTGTTTCCCTTTCGTGTTGGCGATCACTTCTGTTCTGTATCTGGTCTTTCAAGCAGTCCGTTTTTGTATGCTTCTTCATAAGCGCGATCTTGGATTGATTCGTCATTCAATGGGATGCCTGAAACCGAATAACCAATCAGCTGGTTGAATTGATCAATGTCATCGAAAATTTGCTCATCATCATATTCACGGTGCAGATCGGGATACAAATCATTCAGTGTGTACCCACGTTTTTCCAATTGCTTCAGCATCAAATCCACAACACGATTTTGTTGAAAACGAAGTATGTTATTTTCAGACCAAACAACGGGCTGCATGGGGTGTTTGACTCTGCCTGTAGGTTTGGGATCTTCGTTATCGGGATCACGTGCTGATGTATTCTTGGCTTCCCAGTATTGATTCAAGGCTGCAGCAATATGCTTTCCGATTTCATCATGAACAATCTTGTAGTTTTCCATTTTGTAAGCACGACCCCATCCACGACCTCGCGTTACACCTTGACGCCATTTATCTGAAATAACTTCGTGGTTGGAATCGCAAATGTATCCTGAATGTTGATCGTAGTAAAAAGGTGGTTTGTAAACTTCAAGCACGCGATCATCTAATTCTTTTGCCATAATAATCCCTTTCTGCGATGTGTTACACATCAAAAGTTTTGGTGAACGCATGTGATAAACGATCACCAAGGTTGTAAAGAGCGTGTGCGAGTGCATCCCTGTTATCGCCATGCAACGGACTGATGCGATATTGTGAATCTGGATCAACAATCACTCGGCAATCGTGGAACTCGCATTCTTCTATTTGCTGCCAGTCGATGCGAAGAATGGCTCGCACAAACACAATGTAAATTTTGTATCCAAGAATCAATACACCGTTTGATCGATCTTTTTCTGTCGGCAATTTTTCAAACAAAGTATCGCGCACTAAGTCTTGAATACGTTCAGAAGATTTTAGCTCGTGGTGCTTTTTGATTTCCTTGATCCATTTGGCAGCCACAAAGTTTGGTATTTGTTTTTTCTTTGGCATGATCACATCTCAGCAGGAATAAATGCCACGTCCGCAAGACGATCCAGATAGCAATCATACGGAATGACGAACTCCTCGCCATCCGAAAATCGAAGATGCACTTTCTTGGCTGCGCTTGCTTGTAGCACTTGGTTGTCATATTCATCCAAGGCACGACAATCATCCAGAGGTACATGCCGTGCTTTGCTTTCTATACGCTCACACCAGATATCCAGAGTGTTTCCAAGACACAAGTACGAAAACTTCCCACGAATGTTTTTTCTGAAAAATGTGCCTTTGCTTTCTGCTGCTGTAAATTGATCAAACAGTTCTTCTGGCACTTGGTGGTAGATGTAAAGCTTCCCACTGTTGAATCCCACTTCCAGATTATGATCATCATAGAAATACTGGATGCTGTGAATGTTGCTTGATTTGATTTTAATGATCGGCATCTGTCCCTCCTTGTGTTTCCGTTTCCAAATGGATCTCAATAAGTGCTTTGTGGATTGAGGCATGTGCTTGTGTGGTGATCTTTTCATAGTGATCGAATTTACCGCTCTCCTGCATCTCTTCCAGCAGAAACAACGCGCGACGCAAATCACCAACAGGAACAAAAGCACCATAAGCAGTTGGAGTATCTTCTTCTGGAAGCGAAAAAGCCACACGCGCAAATTTATTCATGGCTTCAATCAGATCATTCTTGTTTCCAGTTTTAATTGTTTTCTGTAATTGACGCATTGTGATCGACCAGACTGTTTTGGTGATCTGCGTAGGCATCAGGAGTGTGAGTGTTCCATCTGTTTCCAATTCGTATTTGCACTCGCGATCAATCAATGCCTTCAGCTTGTTTTTCCAAACTCGAAATTGTTTCTTGGCTGCAACTCTGTGTTGTCTAGTGATCATCTTCTGTAACCCTTTCTTTTCTAAAAATTGGTGTATGGTGCTGCGCTGTAAATTCTGCACACGCACGGCAGGACATCCATTGCCATCCCGAAATACCCGCGATATATACGCAGCTGTCATACGCGGGACAATCAAAGTTTCGATATGTGATAATTTGTTCCTCATCCAAATTTGACCCGTGCAAGCGTACTTCGACAGGCATCGGGTTATCAATCTTCAATCGATATCGGATGTACGAAATCAAACCACAAATCTTTTGCTTTTTCGCATCACTCAGTTTACGTGCCATATCGTGCCTCAATCAAACTGTCTGTATCTGGGGTGTTGTCCTCGCAGGATAAATTCACGTTTGCATATTGGGAGGTTGTTTTTTTGTGGTGTATGCAATTCTTTTTTTATCGACATCGGAATTTCGACATCGGGTAACATCCGCGCAAGCACATGATATTCACACATCTTCGCAATTAAGATCGCATCGGCTAAATCTTCTGCTGACTTACCATACGCAGAAAGATCAATTCCTGTAAGTGATTCACATGCTGCGATCATTTGTGGCTTTTTGGCATTGCCTTTACCTGTGAATACTTTTTTCAAAGTCGGAGGAGCATAGACTTGATACGGGATGTTATTTTGAAACAACCCCAGTTTTACAGCACCACCAAGCTCACAAAGATCTGAAAAGCGATTAGACTTTTTATTCATCGCGTAACCTTCAATTCCAACATAGGCAGGAACACCAAATTTGTGGCGAAGATATACAATCCGCTGTAAAAGCCATTTAGATACAAATTCGACGCGTTCTATCCTTGATGCCATAGAATGGTCGATTGACTTGAAAAAATGCAAATTAGGGCTGTTTCTCGCATTCCTCTGCACTGTTGTAAATGCTTCAAAAGATACAACTGCACCTTGGAACACAGCAGCAATACCAGATCCATTCAAAGATTGATCAATTCCTATATGCAAGAATGGCGAGTGCTGTGGTGTAGGTGAACTCATGCGATCAACTCCGATAACACGGAGGCTACAAGTAGTTTTCCATCTTCAAAATAGTCGTTATCAATCTCGGAACTGTGACATTCACGATCATGTTTTAGACACGCTGCCACGGTAGAAAATGATCCACCGAAAGGATCAAGGACTCTTGCTTTAGGAAAAGAATGGCGCAGTAACAATTCTTCCAAAAGTGCAATCGGTTTCTGTGTCGGGTGGTTCCGAATACTCCCGCTGCATGTTGGATACTGTTTGAAGTTGTGGCATTCCAGAGTACCTGCATTTTCCCACGCTTCGAAATACGGTGATCCCTTAGAAGCCCACACGATGTATTCCATGCTTGAAGCGTATACATTGCGGTGTACTGGGCATGGATTGCTTTTATGCCATGCGATATGCCCACGCCATTTCAAGCCAGCACTTTCAAATTTCTGCTTGTATGATCCGATCAACTCCGCGCTGCAAAATGCCAGCACAGAAGAATCTTTCTGCAAATACGGGATCACATCATCAACCCAAGAAAGATCAAGTTGATCCCAATACAAACTTTCATTGATATCTTTTCTGGTATCGTGCGAAACCTCCGACCAACACAACTCGAATGGAGGATCTGTAAGCACAAGATCAAAAAACTCTTTGGGAAGTCTTCGCAGCATCTTTTTGTAGCTTTCATTGTACAAAAAATATTTGTATTGATCTGCATTTGTTTTGCGGTGCTGTAAGATGGCAGATACCTTTTGTTGTTGTTTCTTTCGTTTGTCAGTCTTTCTTTTGGCTGCCAGTTCTTTGCGAGCCACTTTGTTTTGTTGTTTTGTTGATCCAGCAGATATGATCTTCTGTTTTACAAGCTGTGGCATCTCTGCAATTTTCAGCATATCGCGTATCGTTGATGGGCTGCACCCTAATTGCTCACTGGCTGCCTTGATAAATGCGGTGGATGATTTGTCCTCTTGGTTTGATTTTTTATAGGTGGCTTGCAGCTTTTTGATCGCTTCGCCAACTTCCAACAAAGAGAAATTCTTACGGGAAAAGTTCTCACTGAATTGAACATGGAGCAGGTGCGAATGATCTGTAGTGTGGATTTCAATAGCCTTGACCAAAATCCCTGCATATGCACACGCTTGTGCTCTGCGTAAACCTGCAACCACCAACCACCCTCCATCCATACGAGAAACAGCAATCGGTTCTATTTGCCCGTTTGTTTGAATATCTTCTGCCAGACTTTTTATATCTCCGAAGTCGCGTCTGGCACGCCACGAAATCAAAATGTCATTTGGATCTAGTTCCATCACTTTGGCGTTATCAGAATACAGCTTTTTGCTTTTTGTTTCCGTTCCCATTTCTTATTTTCTCCTTACAACCACCGCACTTTAGAAACATCATTCTTTTTTTCTACAAGGAGAATATGCTCCACAGAATTTACGATGTCCTCGTGGTGCGAAACCACAAATTGCTGCTCCAGTCCAAAAACCGATCCCAGCTTATCAAGAATCAACTCCATCAGTGTTTGCCTGTTATCCCGATCCAACATTGCGAAGACTTCATCAAGCAAAACAAACTTGTATCGCACATGCAGCATACTGGATAGAAACAAGGAACAAGCAAGGCGCACCGCAAAAGATTGAATCACCTGCGCACCACCACTTTCCAGTTCAAACGGTCGAATACTAGCACCGTCCACGATTGACACTGTGGGTTCATTTTTGCGTTTTCTTTTGCGCTTCGATCCGCAAGTTGTGCATTGCTGTTTCTTCCAACCAGACGCCCCGCATGAACACACCTTTTCGTAGGCAGAAAGTTCTTTGTATGGCTTGAATTGTATTCGTTTTTTGTAACCCAACTTTTCAAGAACCCAGTTGCATTTGTGTTCAACTTGCGCGATCTCGATCTCCATTATTTTTGATGGAATACCAGAGTCGCCACACATGATCTGCACAAAATTCCAAACCCACAAATCCTTTTCTAGTTTTGCGATTGTTTTACGTGCTTCAGCTATGTTCTTTTTGGATTGCAAAAGCTGTTCTTTTTCTTGCTGCACCGATGCAAATTGTGTTTGCATTATTTTGTGCTTTTTCTTTGCTTCTTTATATGCTGCATGTGCCACCGTGAGTTGTTTGATTACAGGATGATCTTCAATCTGCTGCAAATCCTGCTTTAGCTTTTCGACTTCCGCAAACAGTCTCGTGTACTCTGCTTTCTTTTCAATGTATTCTGCACGGTAAAAATTGAGATCATCTGCCATACGTTCAACAATTTCTGCGTTGTGATTCCGCAATTGATCGCATTTGGTATTCGGGATCACAGGACACATACCTTTGGTGCTAGATTCAATTTGTGATTTGAGTCGCAATCCTTTGTCTTTTGCGAAATGCATTTTCTTATCAACGGATCGCATGGATTCCTGCAAATCATCTATTTTCATTTCGATAGATGCAGGTGTGCCAAGATCCGCTGCTTCTTGTTTTGCAGAGTGGTATTGTTGCTGCAGTTCAAGCAATAGCTCATAGGCTGCATTTGCTTGTTGTTCATACTCCAAAAAAGACGTTAGGATACTTGACTCTCTATTTCGGATTTGGAGTGCAGCCTCTATTTTCAATTTTTGAGTCTCAATATCTGACTGAATACTGGCTGCTTCATGCTTTGCGATCTCTTTGTATTCTGCCCATAACCGTAAGCCTGATGCCCACCGCTGGAAGAATGCTTTTTTATTGCCACTCATGAACTGATGAATATCACCTTGTTTGAAATACAACAGAGCTTGAAAATCGTCATATTCAATCCGCAGAATATCTTTCAACTGCGCGGTCACTTGCGAAGGTTTGGCAACTTCCGATGTGAATGAAGTCTGGATAGAGGCTTTGTTATCGCTATCCCGACCACGACGCACCCAATACACCACACCATCCAGATCAAAATGCAACTCCACAAACATAGCATCTGCGTCAGCATGTATGAGTTGTGTTTCCTTTTTAGCGCGTGTTTTACCGAACAAAGCATAAGAAATTGCTTGTAGTATTGAGCTTTTACCACTCTCGTTTTTCCCACAAATAGCAATGATCTTTTTCCCTGAAAAATCAATATTCGTTGTGCCCTTGTAGCCCATGAAGTTGTGCAAGATTATTTTTTGAATGATCATCGGATCACCACGTTTGATACAATGCTGTTTTGTGCTGCAAATTCGACGTTGATATGAAAAACCAAATGCCTACTGGAGTCTAAAAGCACTTGATTTTTTGGCACCCATAAAATGCGTTTCTGCTTATCTCGCAGCAAATACAACGATTTTGTTTCGCGGATAATCTTATCCATCCGCACAGGTATCGTCCCTGTTGGTGGTATTTTCACGTTCATGACTTACCTTTCGCAGAATTAATTGTTTTTTGTTTTGGAATGAATGCCGAGTACCTTTTGGAATGCTTGCGTGATCACACCTTTTTTATCACCAAGATCGAAAGACGAAAGATACTCATCCACAAGCTCATGCTGGTTCCCAATGTAGGATATTTTTTCTGCCAGTTGCGGTGAATCAAATTTTGGTATTTCAGCAATAACATGTGTCGCACCTTTTTCTTGTAGGTACGCAACAACACGATCCCAGTCTACTGTAGATTCCAAATCAATAACTGGCTGCAGCTTCACCAGCTTACCATTGAGATCTAGCATATCGATCAAAAACAAAATGTTCTGTGTGCCAATAGGCTCACCATTTGTTGCAGTGGTGACGTCCAGCTTCAAATCGTAAAGAGCAACATCAGGATCAGCAGTGTAATATTGTGAGTCTTCTTCGACCGTATCATATATCAAAAACCCTGCTGGATTTTCTATCTCACCGAAAGTCAATGGTAGTGCTGCGCCAAGACATAATGTTGAAGGTAACAATTGGTGCTTATGGATATGTCCATTCACAATTATTTGCAGGTTTTTTTCTTCAATACCAAAATCAGGGACAGCAAAATCTTTTCCCCTGTACACCCAGTTTTGATTTCCAAGTGATGCGCCACCTACATTCAAATGCGAAACACAAATAAACGGTGCATCATGTGGCTTTTTATGTAGTAACTTAAAAATACTATCCCGCCATTGTTTGTGGTTTTCAATCAAACCTGCCGATGGGAATGGCAACGAAAGCAAATACAAATCTTTATTTGAATGCCCAATGAGATCCATCCGTGCTTGATCAACAACGCGCACATTTTCAAAATCAATTGCTTTCAACAATTCAAGTGCTGTGGGATAATCTTTGCGAGCAATGCAATCGTGATTCCCAACAAGCAAGTACAATTGTATTTCTTCAGCATCAAACTTTTTTGCCCACTGAATTGCGATCCTTTGATGGGTGTCTTTTGGTTTAGGAGTATCAAATAAATCCCCCAAATGGATCGCCATATCAACTTCATGCTTCACGCAAAAATCAAAGAAGGCGTCCATCTGCTGTTGGATATGCGGTGTCATATCATACCCGTGAACAGATCTCCCAAGATGTGTGTCGCCAATAAATGCGATTTTCATGTTTCACCACCTGCACTTTTTTTCTTGGTTTTCTTTTCAGGCATCGAAGACATACCTTTATCAAAGTCCAGCATGAACTCACTGGTTGCGAATGGTTCCGCAAGACGATTCTTTTCAGCAGTTGCACGGAGTTTGAAACCAGCCACGTATTTCTTCCCTGCTTTTGTTCTGTTGATCCTTCCGATATTTTCTAGGCGAATGCGGATATCACAATAGAATCCAATGGCGTGCCCACCTGTAGGTTTGTCTTTTTGTTTCAGCACTCCCACTGTTGCACCCTCACGAACTTGATTGATCATAAAAAGAATCGTGTTTGTTTTTGGTACGATTGTGGATATTTTGCGAAGTGCTTTTGAAGTCAAAAATGCTCGGAGTTGTGCTGCACGATCCCGTTCGAACGTATCGCTTTCAAATTCTTCTTTGGTACACATCCCTGCCAAAGAATCGATCATGATCACTGTTGGAGTTTCTGTATCTTCCAGAACTTTCTTCACAAAAAAGAATATTTCCTCAACAGTGTTTTTATCCACAATCAAGAGCGTATCAAGATCAACACCATATTGACGTAACAACCACTCATCCACGTTACCCTCTGCAGGTATCAAAATGAAGTCACCACCTTGTTGTTGGCAGCTTGCACCTAGTGCATATCCAATACCTGTTTTGGATGTTGCGGACGCACCGTACAATTCAACAATTCTGCCACCAGCCCATCCGCGACCTTCACGATCAAGCACTTGATCCAAATCTGGGATCAAAGAAGGAATATATATTCGTGGAGAACACAAACCACTACCACCAAGATGGAAGCTTTCACTCCCTAACGATTCACTCAAACGATCTGCCAACTTTGCGAGTCTGTTACTCTTGGGAGCTTCTTCCTTTTTGGTTCTTCTCTTTCTGGTAGTTTCTTTTTTTGCTGCCATTCTTTCCTGCCTTTCTTATTCAAACTGCGACACGAAACGATCAAATCTGCGCAGTAACTTTTTCAAATTATTCTCTGTAAACAACCGATGCAGTTCTTGAAAATCAGATTGTATCGGTGCTGTGTATTGTTTCCGTATTTCCTCTTTGATGTGTTGCGGAAGCAGTCGACCATCCAAAGTCATCAAGTCTTGATTGCGCTGTAATCGATCAATTGCTTCTTGCGCGTCCATTCTACCGAAACGTTCGTTTGATTCTTTTAGGTGTTTGATCAATCTCGTAATGCTTTTGTGTTGCGCGATCACACCTTTGACTTTTTTCTCACCAATACCTGTGATGCCTTTGACGTTATCCGAAACATCACCAACAATTGATTTGTACATCACGACTTGTTTTGGTTTGATACCCATTGTAACTGGATCGCTGTACAACGTGTGCTGCTTGGTGTTGTGGTTTGCCAGTTGGTACAGATCTCGGTCGTTTGAAATGATGATCGCAAAATCATCGCGCTCGTAGGATACAACTTCACCTATCAAATCATCAGCTTCAAATCCACGCACACGTAAGTTTTTCACGGGTAAGCAATCCAAGCATTCAAAAATCAAATCTTCCTTTTCAACTATCAGATCACGGATCTCAGTATCCGTTCTGCGCGATCCTTTATATTCTGGAAGGATAAAGTGCCGACCTGAATGTCCTGCATCCCAACAAATAACCATTTCATCAGGTTGATAATTTTGAAACAAAGAACCAACAGCCTGAAGCGTACCATCGATCACACTACCGTTTTTTGTTCTGCGTGATGCGAAAGCAGATGCAAATAAAATTCCTGAGATATCCACGACAATAAGCATGTTGGTTCCTTTTTGTTTCAAATAGTGTTTGTGTTTCATCATCCAGATCATCATCGTCATCGTCGTCCAGATCATCTGATTTTTTCGATCCGCGCTGCACATCTTTTGTGGATGGGAAGCCACTGTCGTCATCATCATCAAAGTCATCATCCAGATCATCATCGTCGTCGTCGTCATAACCTGAACCGCCACCAAGTAATTCTTTGATTGTTTTGCGCATCTCTTTATCGGAAGAAGGCAAAGCACCTCGGATGGTATCCAGATCATGTAGCCCTTCATCCAGCACTTCATCTGTGATGTATTCGCTGATGTCTTCTGTTTTTCCGAATCGCAAATCTTGATATCGAATCGTGCGCCAGCCACCTGTTTGCTTCTTTTTGATCGCCACAGGAATCGCAGCTTCCAACTCTGTAATATCCACATCTTCATCTTCCAAATAATCCACCAACTGTTCGAACAGACGTGCAGATAAGCGTAGGATTTTGATGCGCTCTTCTGGATTTTCGGACTCCACATCTTTTGTTCGGATCACATTGAGAAATGCAACAGGACGCAAACGCATCTCTTTCACAAAATCCACATTCCCTTTTTTGCTTTGCTTTTTCATTTCTTTGCAGATCACACACTCGCGAACACCCAGTTTTTTCGGGCAAACGTGCATTCCATGTTTTTCGACTTCCTTCCAAATTTGCCCCTCATCACTCCAAGGTGGAAGTACAAAAACATGCTCCCATGTGTTTTTCTGAAGTTCCAAATAAATCGATTCGTTGCGGTTGCGGATTTCTTCTTGTTTCTTTTTGATGTGCTTGCGATCAAATTTTCTGCGTGTAGCCATAACGGAATCCTCACTTTGATTTGTTTTCAATTCTTTTGCTTGCTTGTCTTATTTTGCGTTGTCTTTCTTCTTCTGCTTTCTTCAATTTTTCTGGATCAACCCTCCTTCTTCTGCGTATTTTTGCACTAACTGTTTGTGCCTTTTCCGTAATAGTTTCAACCATATGTGCATCCCTACTTTGCGATAGCTTGCGTCCGCCACGATCATCTTTTGATCTTGAAGAACCTGCACCGTAGGCATTTTGATATGCACCTTTTTCCACACGGCTTGCTGCACCTAGTTGTTGCAGCATCGACACTTTGGCTTCCGCAGCCTTAATTGCTGCGCGTAACATATCCAAATCATACACAGCTTTTCGCAATACACCGCGAGCTAATTTGTGATCTGGATGGAGCATCACATGTGCTTTCACTTCGTTTTCTTTTGAGTTTGGATTATCCTGCTTGTATTCGCTGTACAACCTAGCCCAAACAAGATCCAAATCTTCCTCTGCCCGTCTTACTTCTGCGTGGTAAGATGCTTTTTGAAACCCCCATCGTGCTAGGTATGCGGGTGTTGTCCTAAATTCCAAATCAAGATCCGATCCGATTTTTAGACTTTCAAGCATTTGATGCTCATTGTAATCAGTCATTGTATTCGTTCTCTCCCCATACCCGCTGCACCACGGAATCAACTGTTATCGGTATTTCGTACTTCTGCTTTTTTGTTTTCGGCAGAACAATTTCCATATGCTGCCGTGCGAATACTTCTGCTTTTTGAATGTCCTCACGGTGGCAGTTGAATAAAAGTTGATCGTGAATACTTAGCACGATCCTGAAATTCCGAATGCCTAGTTGTCGTGTTTGGATTGCATCGTAAACAATGCGTGTTTGTGTTGCCAAAATAGATGAAGCGATTTCTTGTATCTGATAATTTTGGGCTTCCCGTTCAATGTGTTCAATATCTCCTTGCATCAATCTTTTCTCAAATTTATCCAAGTCTTCTGCAAATTCCGATTTGAACCAACGCATACCATACAGGTTTCTTATTCTGCCTGTCTGTGATGAGCGCAACCACATGCGTTTATGTGCAATCCTTTTTTGCTTTTCCATGTATGAATAAATGTTTGGATATTTTTCATAGTAGGCATCAATGATCCGATCAACCTGTTTGATGCGATCCCAGTGCTTCATTTTCGCAGGGAATGAATTAGGATTCTCAGCAACAATGGAACCTGCACCGCGACCGTATGGAATGCCAAAATTTGCACCTTTTGCAATCGCACGTTCATTTGATGTTACGTCAGGAGAGATCGCATAATATTCCTCGTCCGTAGGATTACGCATAAGCCTCGCAGTGACCGCCATCTTGGTATGCAAATCAATATCCGATTGCAACTCGTCAAGCATCAATTTTTCATTCGCAAGCCAAGCCATAACCCGTAATTCCATTTTGGAATAATCCACACTCAAAAACACATCTGTTTCAGGATTGTCAGGCCATCACCTTTTCTGTAAGGCGTCCAGTCCGCGCACCCGTGATATTGTAGTCTGGATGTATGCGATCTACAGATGATATTCGTTTTAGGATGCCACCATCACCATCCTTACCCTCTAAATAGGTTGAGATGTATTTGGTGTATTTTCGGATCAGCTGCACATGCTTTGCGATGGTTGCAGGAACGCCACCTTTCACAACCAGATCTTTCAACACCAACTTGTCCAGCATATACTGCCCACTCTTTGTTTCGTTGCTGTTAGGGTTGAATGTTTCAGATGCATCAACTCCAAATATCTCGCGATGCTTTCGCTTCAGGTATTTGATACTTTTTTCTTTTTCTTTTTTGTACCGAATAGCCAAATCTGAAAGTGTTGATCTTGAAGCATGAACACCCACCCACTCCAAATCTGCGAGAGGAAGCAACAGCCCCATTTCAATACGAAAGACCTTAGTGAGTTTTTTATCTTCTATGATCTTTTTGAGAATATTATACACCCGCAAAGTACCATCGACATCTGTGCCACCATAGCGGGAAACCAAATCTTCGGGAGCATAGGATAAATTCAATTCATCCAGCTTTTTGAAATGATCAATTTCAGCATCGTATTTTTCCCAGCGTAAATAAAACTGTGTAAGAAAATTCAAATTGTGAGGATGATTTTCCTGTACGATGTGGTGCATGATTTGTGTGTCTGCAAAGATACGCCACGAGTTGAACCCACCTAAAAACGTGCGCATAAACTTGATGTCAAATTTGATGTTTGCACCTATGAGTTCCGTTTGCAGAAATAGATCCACTAATTTGCTACGCAGTTCTTCGATCTCGCATTCATTAAAATTTGAATACCGAATATCAGGAGTGCATGTACTTAGCAATGGGATCACATGTGCATCGCCTTCTTCTGCGCAAAAACAAATGTTGATGATCTCGTCTTTGTTAAAATCCAACCCTGTTGTTTCCAAATCCAGCACATATGTTTTCTTCTGTTTCAGATACAAAAACAAAGATTCAATGCTTGCAAGATCCCGATACACGGTGATCTTTGTATTTGGATTCACAATGCTTTCAACACCACTGACATAATCAAATGCTGTTTTCAAATCGAAAGCTAAAATTGGATCTTGTTCCCAACTAGATAGACAATATTTTGGATGGAATGTCGGGATCACCCAGCATGTGTGTGTGTAATACTTCCCATCTACAGCAGCCTCGTATGTGTAGCGTTGAGGGTATCCGCGCCATTCTTTGAGTTTCTTTTTTTGACGCTTATCCTTACCCAACACATCCACCGTGTAATTCCAGTCTGGACAAAGAAGCTGTGCAGCGTGATCACCCATAGCGAGGATCACTTTTGGTTTTTTTGTAAAAATCTCAAATTGCAAGTATCCACCGCAAGCCACCAATTGATCTTTTTTAGGTTTGGTTTTTCCTGCAATAGCACAACGCACCACATTTGTAAGGGATATTTGTTCAACATCTACACCTGCCAGATCCGCGCAGTATGCGAGCTTTTTTCCTTTCACACCAGAAAACGGAAGTCCCTCTTTATCATCTGTAGGATCTGGATTCACACCGACTGCCAAAATAGCACCATTACCACGCCATAATGTATCCATGCAAGGCACATCAACTTTGCGGTGCAGTCGGCATTTAGAGCAATCATGCTGTTCAGGAATACGAGGTCTTGTCTCAAGGAATACAGGCTTTGACGGTTTCATAACGAAAACCCCCAAAGGGGAAGTGAAGCTGACCGAGAAAGGGAACTAAAGCGATCAACTCCACTTATTTGGCAGTGGTGGCAGCACATACCAGAGGAGATCAAACAATACTGTATTTGAGACATGTAATCAAGCATCGTGAAATAATCCCCTTTCTTGTAAAAATTTGACAGCATCCGAGTTCAAACCTTGACGAATAAAAACCACTTCTGCTGCTGCACCATCAGATTCTTTTCGGTTATATTCGACAAGTAATCCCGCGTTTATAAGCTCCAACACCGCGCCATCATTCAAAACTTCAACCACACTATTTGCAGGAACGGATACCAGAATTTCTTTATCATTGCGTTTGAACATGGAAAACACAGGTGGTATTTTCCGCTTTTTTTCTTCGCACATGGTTCCACCTTTTTATTCTGTGACTCCAAGTGCTTCTTTGATGGCATCATCCACTTCTGTAATAAAGCCAGACTCGTTGTATGTGTCATTCAACTCTTGGATGAATTTTGCAGTCTTCGCAGTTTGAGTTTCTGCAAATCCCCAGTATTGATCTTCTTGTTTTGCAAATTTGATTTTGATGCCTTTGAACATTCCAACCAACTCGCCTTTTCCTGCAAGTTCGATCATGTTAAGGAATAGTTTAGGACTCTTTTTATCACCTTGCTGTATGACAGCCCATGTATCAGCAAGTTCTTGTTCTGTGAGAGCATCCAGCATCATGGTTGCCATGAGTACTTCACAAAGATATTCTTGCTCATCTCCATCTTCAATCTCTGCCAGTGTTTCAACTGGTTTTTTGATTGTTTTGATTCTTTCTTCAATCGGTGGATCATTTGGGTTTGTGCCTTCTTTTGCAAAAGACTTCACAAGGTTTCGACGTTCAAGCTGACTCATTTTTGCCCATACTGCGTGAAACCCTTTAGGCAGATTATCAGGTGGTAGATCGTCGCGGATATCTTCAACACCAAGATCCAAATCTACAGGATCAAAGTTTTCAGGCTCATCCGTTTTTGTAACAGTTTCTTTTTCAGGCTCAGGAGCAGGTTCTTCTTTCTTCTTGGTTTTTTTCTTGGGAGCCTTTTTTGTTTTCTTTTTCAGATCTTTGAATGTATCATCCAGACCTTCTTCTTCCTTGTCCTTTTCTTTGGCTTCTTTTTCAGTTTCTGCAATCACAGCCTTTGTAAAATCTTCTGCCGTGTAATCAGATCCTACATGCACCAGTTCAGGAACCAGCACTGTCGGTTCTTCCTTCTTCTTTGATTTTTTCTTTGTGGTCTTTTTTGGTTTCGGTTTTTCAGCAACAACAGGTTTTTCTTCTGGTATGACATCTGCTTGCACCGCAGGAACAGGCTCTTCTTTCTTCTTTGGTTTTTTCTTTGGCGCAGGTTTCTTTTCTTCTACGACAGGTGCGGGTGTTGATGCGGGTTGCGTTTCTTCTTTGGCATTTTGTGGCTTCAAAGATGGGATACTAGCAGCTGTCAAAGTTTGCACTTCTTGTTTTCCGAGGCTGCGTATTGCCTCCACTGTGATCTCTTTGATTTGATCCATTGATTTTTCAAACGCTGCAAACATGGTTTTTCGTTCTGCTGCGATTGCTTCAAATGCTTTGTCTAAGATCAATTCCAATTTAACAGTCATTCTCAACTCCTTTTGTTTGTAAAAAGTGATCCTCAACGGATCAAAAACTGAAAAAACCATAGCGTTATTCTCTGACACTTACAACACAAAATTTCTAATATTTCTAAAAATAATAAAATAATTGTGCTATACTCCACGAGAAATGAACGCTTTTTTCAATGGCAAAGAAAGGGAAAAAGAATGCTATTCACAGAATTTGTAGAGCGTGAAAAACGAATCCCAATGATCACAACAGGAGATCAACCTTGGAAGTATAGAGGGTGGCTGCTGTATTACATCCAACAACTACACGAGAATCCACGCTGCGCATTTCCCGACAGGTGGGGATATTGGACGCGGATCAAGCTTGGACTCCCAACAGGATCAATCCCACAAGTGCGATACAGCCAGCCATGTAAAGCTGCCATCAAAAATATTGAAACCTGCATGGAGATCATAGGCGCAGAAAACAAATACAGATGGTGGGGAAACTTCACGGCATTTCTGGACTGGCTGAGTTATGCAATCGGAATCGAAGAACAACAATCCAATCTTGAACCACAAACACAACGGAAGCTATATGAGGCTTTTGATGCTGGGTTATGGTTGCAAACACCATATGACTACCTTGGAGACTTTATCTGCACACAGAGAGGCACAGGTTGGAATCCTCACGCCTTTTATCCCACACCACACACCCTCGTCACTTTGATGATCCAGTCGCAGTTCAACGGTGCGAAAAATACCAAGTGGCAAACGCTATGTGATCCTTGCGTTGGTACAGGCAGAATTTTGATGGAAGGAGGGAATTATTGCTTGCGCTTGTTTGGGCAGGATATTGACAGAACAATGATCCGAATCACAAAAATAAATGGTGCGTTTTTTGTGCCTTGGATGGTGGGATCAATTACAGAAAAAGATCAAAACTAGATTGAGAACAAAACATCCTTTGCTTCCGATTCTTCCGCAGAAACAATATCCTGCAAATGCATAATATGTGAAGATAATGTTTCCAACTCCTCGCTGGATCGCGCTCCACCCACAAGAATGGTGTAAAATTCCAACCCGATCATATTCCGCAATTTTTGAACACTATCAATAGATCTCTGGTGGATATAACTTTCGCCATCTGTGAGAAACACAATGTCCGCTTTTGAAATATCAGAATTTTTCAAAATTTTCTAATGTTGCTACCAGTGCATCAGGATCAATAGCACCATGTTCAAAAACATCCACACGCCCAACATCGCCAGAAAAATGAATCACTGCAAAAGTACGCTTTTGTTTGATCGCAACATGCATCAAAGCCAGCATTGTAGCCTTAGCAAGCACATCCCGATCACCACTCATACTCGAAGATTCATCGACGCATACCACCAACGCACCGAGTCCTTTAGATTCTTTTCCTTTCAACTGGTATTGCAAAACTTGCCGCTCCGTGTAGCGTTTGAAAAACAACAATCTTGAAATTTCATCACCACACAACGACAGCATTTCAGATGGGAGCAATTTTGCCAAATCTGCACCTTGTTCAATATCGCCAAATTCATGCTTGGCTTCTTTGCTTTTTGATCGCTGTTTTTTCATCGCCACATGTTTCAAACGACCAGCCCACAATGCAATCTCACGTAGTTTACGCTTTGAACTCAGGTGCTTCGCAAAAATACGTTTGGATTTTATATTCCCACTTTGCTGTAGCGATCCCGCGTTACCACCAAAAGAAAATGCACTCATCATTTTATTATGATCTTTTTGATCTTTGACGGCTTGTGTTGCAGCCTTGCGCATTGCACCACGCAATTTTACGGTATCAATAGGCTGCGAAATACGATCCAATGTATCCTGCAAATGTGCTTTTTTTGTATTCGCTTTTTTTATTTGAGAATCAACATCGATTCCAGCATCTCGCATCTCGGCTAATGCTTTCAAATAGTGATCCAAATCTGCAATCTCAGCTTCCACATCCCCGCGAGGTACTTTGCTGTTCTTGGTGCGATCCATAGCCATAAAACTACGCGCCAACACTGCTGTTGATTTGGCTGCAAATTCTGCATCTCCTGCTGTTTGCTCTTGCAGCATCTGAAACTCTGGAAGTTCGCCTATCAAATCGTGAATCTGCAATGCCCACGATGCTTCATCTGGGATCTCTGTTAATTTTGGTGTTTGCGGTTCATACAGTCGTGCGAACAATTCACGCTGCCATAAATCATACTGTGAATAAATCTTTTTCCCTGCGTCTTCCAATGCTCTCAAAGCATCAAAATCAAAGCGGGATTGCGTGTAAAGATAATGCTGCCATTGCGACACATTCAAAGTTAGGTTTTCCATGTTCGATCCCTTATCTTCGTCGTCTTCTGCGACCAATGTTCAATTGCATAGGCAATTCTTCTTGTACCGTCAATGTTGGTGATTCTTCAGTTTCTTGTTTTTCTGGATCGTGTTTCTTTTCTTCTGTAGCAGGTTCAGGCTCCACCTCTTTTTTTGGTTTACGCACTCGTGGCTTTTTGGAAATAGCATCCAAGTTCAAAAGCAGTTCTTCGCACACACGATAATCTTCCTGCAAAGCTTCAACATTCATGCTGAGAATTTCGGAATACATATCCACATTTGCTTTGAGTCTTGCGAGTGTTTCAGTGCGATTTTTGACCACAGACTTGCGCAGTTTTTTTGAATTTTGAAAGGCGAGCAGTTCCTGCTTCAATTCCTGCACCTGCGTTACAAAGGATCGGCTTGTATCTCTTTTCAGTGATCGGATGGATTGATCATCACCTGCACTGATATTCAAGATCCCAACTTCAGAAGATCCGATGCTTTCAACAACATTCTGTATCGCGCACAAAACATCATGGTACGTGTAAGCCACAAAATAATTTCCACCTCCCTTACGGAGTGAAACACCACCAAGATCACGCACCGCAGAAATGATCATTCTCTGAATATCCAGATTTGTGTATTCCGTAAGCAATGCCTTGTATTCTGCCAGCACAGCAATTGCTTTTGCGTATGCTTGCGGATCTGCATCAGGATCACCTTCAATTTCAAGCGTGTGGTGTGCGTGATCAAATTTGATCTTGATACTGCACTGGTATGCAAGCGAGACATCTTTCACGTCTTTGTTTTCACGCACCACACCCCAAAATGTGCACGATCCTTTGGAAGTGATCTTTCTTGCCAAAAAGCCATCACGTCCTGCAAAACTGAAAATATGCTTGATCGCACTACTTGCAGCTGCGCGTGGTGCGCGTTCTGGAGGCATGTATTTTTGATCGAGGTTGTGAGTATCAAAAAGCTGCGCCAACAAGCCACGTTCAATTCTACAATCACGCAGACCCCAATAAATAACAGATCCCAGAATTTCCTTTCCTTGTTGTGCTGCATTCAATTTTGCATTCAATTTTTTTGCTGACATGATCGACTCCTTGTAAAAAAGTATAAATAAAGTTTCTAACTGCACACTACTAGAAAAGTGTTACACATCAAGGCATTAGTTAGAAACTTTATTCAAAGTGTGTAAATTTCAGATTGCAAATCCAGAAACAAATGATGCAAAATCCCGAACAGTGATTTTCATATCTTCCAATTCTTGAATCGCTTCATGCGCATAATCTTCTTCGAGTTTTGCAAGCTCTGCGATTTGTTTTGTAAGATCTGCGTTGATCCGTGTAGCCTGTCCAAAATATGCGCTGCGCTTTTCTTCTGGTATATCCCGACTTCCAATGGGGAGTTCTGCAATTTGTTCTTTGGCTGCATTTAAAATTCCATCCACTTTTGCACGTTCTGGAATTGCAACCCTACGAATCAACTCAATAATCACATCCCGATCTTCTGGTTTTTCCCACATCACATCTGCAAGTATGATCAAGTGTTCGTTTCGCACTTTATTTGATCCTTGTAAATGCGCATAGGCTTTCAAAATGCTCAGACTCTTACGCCACCGACGATCACTTGCAACATACCCCTCACGCTGCAAGGCTTCTTGAACGTCCAAAATAATCCCAATGCTGTTTGAGATATCAACTTGCGCTGCTGCTGTTTGTTCCAATTCCAATTCATCTTTTGTAATTTTCCCTGAATTGAAAATGGCAGCAACTTTTTTTGAATCCAGCATAAGCAGTTTTCTGCGGTGTGATCTGGTCGATAATGGCTTTACCCAAAATCGCAACATGAATCGATCATACAACGCTGCCAGTTCAGCACCTTCAGGCAATTCATTTGATGCGCCAACAACAGTCTGTAATGGTACTTTGATCGTGTGTGTGCCATTCGCAAACTTTCGCTCATTGATAATCGTCAGCAGATTGTTGAGTATGCTGGAGTTCGCCTTGAAAATTTCATCCAAAAAGACAATCTCAGCTTCAGGCATTTTGCCGTGTGTTACCCGTTCGAAACGATCATCTTGTAATGCCTTGAGGCTAAATGCTCCAAACAATTCTTCTGGCACTGTGAATTTTGACATCAGCCATGAAAAGTATGCCATCCCATCCACAGATCGACACATTGTTTCGGTAAGTGCTGACTTTGCAGTACCGTGCATTCCTAGCAACAACACATGCTCTTGCGCCAATAATGCTGTCAGAAGTCCATCGATTTCTTGATCACGATTGATCAACATGCCACGAAGGGCATTGCGGAGTTTCTGAATAGGAGAAACTTGAGGCTTTGAAGGCGCACGTCGCCTTCGTTTTCGTGTAATTTTTTCAGACATTGTAAATTCCCTTTACTGTAAGAATTTGCCACTAAAAAGACGATAGTAGTCCTCTGACACTTTTACAAGATTTATTTATAAAAAGTTAGTAAGTGTATGTTTTATGTATTGTTTTATTTTAGAAATAAGTGATCTCAGGATGTGATCACAACCAAGAAGGGATGTTGTCCATATCGAAAAAAGAAGAAACAGCACCTGCATAGTGAAGATATGTTTCCCCACCGCCAGCGAAACGTGCAGCTTCCACACGCAATAAAGTCTTTGGAGAGAGTATCTCTTGTGACGCATCTTCACTGCGACTGTTGGCAATTGTCCCTGCAGGTACAGCCTCACGATGCATCAACAAGATCCAATCAGCATCAGCATGAATATCAGAAGAATGTTTCAAGTCTTGTGCAGTCATCATGCGACCATCTTTGATCTTTGTTGGTTGCGCAATCAAGATCACCACGATATCCAATTCTTCTGCCAGCAACTTGAAAGCCTTTGTCACGTTCCCAACTTCCATAGTTACATAGCGCAAAGATCGGCAAAGAAAATGCAAATGATCAAACACCAGCAATTTGATCCCGTAACGCTTCACAGTTTCCCGTATTTTTTCGACAACGCTATCCAACGTCACTTTTTTATCCCAACTGGGATCAACCATCCAAAGAGGCATGTTTTTTAGCTTATATCGCACCAGCTTCAAATCCAATGGTGTGAGGTCATCCACCGCTTTGCGCCTCACAGCAGATGCGTATTTTTTGCCCAGACGTGTTGTCTTCATTTCCAAACAAAAAATCAACGATGGGATCTGCTTAACCTCAGCATTCCAACCCGCGATGTTCTGCGCGAGAGTTGTTTTTCCTGTTTTCGGTGGCGCGGATAGCACAACCATATCGCCAAACTGAAACCCAAATTTACCAAGCTTTCTGTTTACGGATTCCCAAGGTGTGAAAATTCCTGCGACATCATCACTACGAGCAACACACTCCGATAATACTTCCCGTATCGTATACACACCATCAACATCAAAAAGGTGTGCTGTCGGTATCAAATCCACCAATGCAGCACCGCCATAGTTGATCAACACGTCATTTGCGTCATGCAATGGCATATCGATTGTTTTGGTCTTATCAAACCCTAAACGACGTGCGATATCTTTCGCACCTTTCTTGCCTTGCTCATCCGCATCAAGCGCAAGGATCACGTTTTTGTTTTTTAACAGATCGTACCATTCAGGCAAAAATGATCCCGCACCAGCAGTCAAAGACACCACATTTTTTACACCTGCACACCACCAAGAAATAGCATCCAGTTCTGCCTCAGCCACAATGATCGTTTCATATTGATCGATAACATCTGCATTGAAAAGCACGGTTTCTGCATCTGCGACACGTCTAAAATCCTTTTTTTCGGGAGGCAATGTTCGACGCTTCACGTTGTAAACAATCCCATCGTTGATATGCGGGATAGTAAGCCACGCCTTCCCTCCTTGCAGCCGTTTACCAAGTTGGAAATATTCAATTACCTCCTGCGTGATACCTCTATCGTACAAGTAATCCAGAGCATCTTCATCACGCAGCAAAGCATTGTGCCACTTATCAATTCTGGTTCTTGGTACAATATCTTTTTTTGAATTGTTTCTTTTATTCGTAGGTACATCACTAGATGCATCCAAATCTCCCAGAGATTCTTTCAGCTTGTACAACGATCCGCTTTCGTTGCAAGTCCAGCACCTGTACGTTCCTGATGCTGCAATGATCGAGAATTTCCATTTTGATTTGGTACAAAAGGGACATGTTTTTATGTCAAGATTTTTGCCGTCTTTGTTGTTTCGATATTCCCAGTTCTTCTGGGATAGATACGTTTTAACGGCTTTGGATATTTGCATGTTGCCACCACCTGCTTGAAGTATCACAAAGCTACAATTTGAACCAATAAAATCATTTTGTCGAGAAATTAAGAAAACTTCTCATTTTGCCGTTCGATGATCATTGGGATCAACTCTTTTGCGCCTTTATGCATCGGCTTTTCAATTCCAAAAATACTGGCACACATCACAAGAGCGGGACGTGCCAAGTTCTGAAGCTCAACCAAAGACAATGGCAAACTCTCAATCAACGCTTGTCGCTTCAGTTCAAGCTCGCGTTTTTTATCCACACTCTTGGCAGGTTTTTTATTTTTCGCACCTTTTGGTCTGCCACGCTTTCCTTTCTTCTTTGCTTGCTTATGTTCCACCTCTGCACGACTCTTGTACTGCGGTTTCATACTCGCAACAATCTCAACAGCTTTTTTTTCAGTTTCAACTTGCACAGGTTCTTTTTGTTCTTGCGCTTCTTCCCACGATGGCAACGGCATAAAACCATCCTCGTGCAAAGTTTTGAATGCAGGATTTGGCTCCATCCAAAAAGGATCTGGCTTGTTTTCTTCGATCTCTTTTTCAAGCTGATGCACCAAAGGATCAAATTGCGCAGAACAAAAAGGACAAAAAGAAACTTCAGCGTTGACATCGTAACCACAACCGCCACATGCAACACGCCCAAACGTAGGGCTTTCTGCAATTTTGCGACGTATAGCATCGATCAATGGTTTCTTGGCTGTTTGGCTTGGAAGTGATAACCCAACAGAACGCGCACCTCGCACCAGTCGTTCATAAGTGATCTCTCTTGTAAATGGTGTGTTTGAATATTTGGATGTCATTTTCTTCTGAAACCTTTCTTTGTTTGATACGGCACAATATCCGCGTCATAAACCTCATGAATGTTATGCACCTTTCGTTTTAACGGATATACATAACGATCCCATAAATAATATATCTTGGCTTTCTTTCCCTCATACGGTCGCGCCACACGACCGCGCATCTGCCTAAATCGAAGCATTTTTGTATCAGCACTTGCACAAGTCATAATCCCCACAGAAAGCGGAGGGATATTCACAGACTGTTCAGCAACAGAAGTCCCAACACCAACGGATACAGTGCCATCACGCAATCCTTGTTCTGTCCTTTCTGCCTCCGATTTCCATTCCGATCCACCGATCAACAACCCTGCGGATATGCCTTTATCTTCAAGTCTGCCACACAAATATAAACAGTGATCAACACGATCCGAAAAGATCAAGACACGTTCACCATTTTTCACTTCTGAAATACAAAGATCAATTATTTGATCATTTCGTGCCTTATCCGAGATCAACCTAGTAATAGCATCACTCCAACTTTCAAATGCAAATTTTGTTTCTGTGGGTACGATATGAATTGCAACATCACATTGCCCGATCCCAAATTCAACAAGCGCACCTACTTTCCCAAATAACGAATAAATCAAAAATTCCTTACCATCAGATCTGCGTTCGTCATCAGATGCACCAACACGAATGGCAGCGGGAAAAGCATTAACTGTTTCGTGCAAGCTCTTAGCACCAAATCGCTGCACCTCATCACACAAGAGGCAACCGAACATTTGCGCGTAATGATCACGTCTGCGAAAAACCGACTGCACCATACCAACAGTGATGGGTTTGATGATCGGCTTTTTGAACGCACCGCCAATACCGCCAGCCTCAAAATCAAACCGCGCAGCAATGCGATCCACCCAAGTTCTCTGTTGAGATTGTTGCCACACTAAAACAAGTGTTGGCTGTTCATAATATGCTGCAAGTGCAAGTAGCATCTCACTTTTACCTGAACCTGCGGGAGCTTGTAACAATGTTTGCTGTTTCTTGATCATCTGCTTATACGGCTTTTTCTGGTAGCCTCTCAACTGCACACTGCAACTCGAAAGATCGACAGGATCAAGCCATAGACGATCATCTTGCAGCACATAATCAATGCCGTATTTTTTCAGCAGCTTCAAAACAGGCTTAAGAAGTCCACGCCAGAAATAAATGCGATCTTCTTTTTCTGAAACTTCCCGTTGGAACGAATAGCAATAACGATCCACGTTATAAGCCCCATACCCTAATTTTTTCACCTTGGAATACACAGGATTTTCATGCGTACCAAGATCAAGCAAATCAAAAACCAAATCTTGATTTAGACCGATCAAATTTAAATGCACGTATCGATCAACCGTAACCTCTAAGGGCATAATACAATCCTCCGTAATGCACACCACCTATATGATGTGTAAACGGACATCCTAAATTTTTCAAGGAAAAGTTAGATCTTATTTGCGAAGAATCGCAACCGCACCAACACAGGCACCTGTGCAAAGAAGGCATCCAGCAGTAAAATTGAAGGCAGGAGTTTTGAAAAATGGAGGCTTCAAAGCCTTAGCTATAATACGTTTTTGTTCTTCTCGTTGTTTCGTAAGCAAAATCTTTTGTTTCTTCTGGTAAACAGCCCACAACTGTTTGCGTTTTTGACAACTATCACGCATCAAAGAAAAACGATCTTGCAGCCCTTTAAGATCCACTCGAAGTTTTGTGATTGTTTTTTCGTATCGCGTTATGATCTGCACCATCGCAGATCGTGTCAAAAGAATACCTGCAAATGGTGCCTTGTCATTCTTTTTTAGAAATGCCTTTTTCATCTGGCTCTGGGATGAGTAGACTCTCCAACTTGGAATCAAGCAAAGAATCATCAGACAAAAGATCACGCTCCTGTTCAGCAACTTCCGCCAACTTCGCATTTTTTTGATCCTGTATTCGTTGTTCTAGTGTTTCCAATTTATCAGAAAGATTCTTCTTTTGCGTTTCCAGTTGTTTGTACAACGCACGTTCCAAATCAATCTGCTTCAAAAGCCCACGCATCCGAGACTGATACATGTCCTCGTAATAATTTGAGTTGTATTTACGAGACCACCACAGATACACCGTTATGGCTACCACCAACCCAAGACCCAAGCCGAGCAAAAGCCATCCCCACCAAACCATAATTAACTAGCCTCTTCTGCGCCTTTTTCTGCGCTCTTTGCACCACTTGTAGGTGTAGGTGCGATTTTTGCCTCAATCAAAGCCTCAAGCCCCTCAATGGCTTTATCAGACAACTTGTATTGTTTTGCCAGCTTCTTCCCAACATCAAGAGCCATACTCATCTTTTCAGCACCAGATGTTTTTGGCTTCCCTTCACGCAAGGCTACGCGAGCTTTTTGTTCCGCAAACGATGCTGCTTGCTCTGCCAACTTTTCAACTTGTTCTTGTTGCACTTTAATTCCCCACCTACGCAATAACGCTGTCACAAACGCTGCGATCACAGGAACTGCAATCACCAAAAAAGAATCCAGCAACGTAGATAAAAAACTTTGCCACCATGTTTGTTGGTGGGCTGCCTGTGCAGGATCGGCAGCTTGCGCAACCAATGAAACCAAAAGCGTGATCATAAGAACCATCAATAACACGAATTTACGCATCGCAATCTCCTCTATGGTTTGAAAGATCGAATCTCAGTTCCGATCCAAGTTTCCCAGAAATCAATAAGTAATGTACTCCCCACACCAGCACCAAGTTCATTTATACTTTGGGCTGCCAAGGCAAAAAATCGATCATCCAGTGTCAACGAACCAAAATCCCAAGATAACGCAGAAAAATCCACGACTATAGGAGTGGTCATAGCATCCCCAGACCTACCAGCCCAAAAAGCAACCGTCGTGTTTGATAATACAACCATATAACAATCGTACCAAATATCAGGGGAAGAAAACGCCCTCAATGTTGCAGAAACCACCTCCGTACCGCCATCTTTGATCACACCCACAAGATTGTTGTTTCGCACTTCAAATCCGATAGATTTTCCAATTCCAGCAGCAAGAGAGGTTCCAAGTGCAACTTTTCCGCGCCAGTTAGCATGTGGTGTTCGAATTGCAAGACGCGCATATATTCGTGGCAATCTTTGATGTACTGTAAAAATCGCAGATCCAATAGAAGCTTGATCCCCATTTGCAGCATCGCAAGTGAGATCCAAAACACCATGACCACCAACAGGGTGCCCCGCACGAGGATGTATCCGCGCCAAACTACCCACACCAATCTCCGAGGCAAAATAACGCGCAGGAGCAGTCGCAGCACCAGCCCAGTTATCCGAATACATAAAATCATCAGCAAATCTCGGAACAGATGCTTTACGCCCGAACTGTTCTGTGCGAAAGATCTCCACACCACTAGGATCAACAAAAGATTCAATGTGCTTTTGATCTGGACGCAACACTGTATCAGCAGGAAAAGATCGCAGTGTCACAGGCTTATTGATCACATCGACATCAATTGTATTTCCTGCTCCCGACCCGATGCCGTCATACGCTTTATCCAAAGTAATGAGAAACACTGCTTTTTGATCTGTAAGTGAAAACGTAACAGGAATCGCACCGCCACCAGCGTCATTGCCTTGGACTGTACCAATAAATGCATAATTTGAATCCAACCGCAGATCTGTATTCTTACGAATCGATATGCCCTTCACCAAGCACTCATAATCCGTAACAATTGAACTTGGTGGATTCGAAGAAACATCTTGTCCTAATGGGGGAGCAGCCACACTGTATGGGATATCAATAAAATTGTTCCCTGTACCGCTGTCATATTGCGACGTATATTCTTTTATTGCAACGGCATCCACACCTACGACGGGAACTCGCATCCACACGCGAATAATACGTCCCGAATGATTCACACCATTTTCGAGTAATGAATCCAACACCAAACGTAAATTTGATCCTGTACCAGCACCAGATACAGTCACGGAATCTGGATTTCCTTTATCCCCAAATGTATCCAATAACGTGGTGTACTCTGGCGTGCCTCTTTTAGCGTTCAAAGCCGTATCTGCTGGAACGGAGGCATATCGAACACCCACGTAATACGTGATCCCATTTGCATTTTCAAATGACACATCCGCTGTTTCAACCTGCCACAACCACCTTATTTGCCAGTGTAGTATCCAAACCGATGGTGTTGTTTACACCGCTACCAAGACCAATTTTGTCGGAATCTAATGTGCCTGAACTACCCTGCATCAAAGATGCAAACACATCATCATTCAAGCTGACAAGGTAATCCAGAAAGTGCTGCTTCATTGCGGTAGCAGACAACAAACGATTTATGAACAAATTGACTTTCTTTTTTCCTGTTGGCATTTCGCTTACCTCTGGTTAAACCACCGCACCAACGCGATCTTTTTCTATTTCTGGTTCAGACACTTCAATGTAATACAATTCGACATCTGCATTTACAGATTCACACGCAATCGATCCTTGGGTGATATGTGGTGTTGCATCTTCAATAACAGCAACCGAATCACCATCAAAATACAACTGAATGTATGCCTTCCCTGCAACAAATAACACATCCACTCGAAAAGAATCTTTTTTCGCAGGATAAATAAAATCTGAAATAGTAGAAAGTAGAATATTGTCCACACCACCAGCACGTTTTACCACACGAATAATTTTTGAAACAGGATCAATTTCCACAAAATAAGAATTTGCGCCATCCAAATACACCACATGCGAATAAACCGTGCGACTGCCCCACGAAAAAGTATAACTCGCGCTCGGTATTGCAATTGTACCTGCAACCAATGTGGCAAAGTTTCCTGCAACAAGCATGTCACCAAAAACATCCCACTGTGCGGTATCGCGTGGCTCTAAAAATTGATCTATAAACGCCACGTAATAAATATCAATCCGCTCACCTGAACGACGAACCATATCCAACAAAGCACGCAACAACGGTTTATTAAGAGGAATGTTGGCATCCACAGCAATACGAATTTCTGTGATGTATTCGCTATTGCGACGCCACAATCTCCACGTTCCTGTACCAGTCGCACCATTCCCACCGATGCCGTTAGGATCTACAACACCAAGAGATCCATTTACGTTCAATGAATAAATTTTGTAAAAACCTTCAAAACTATGGTCATCAGGAAAATCTACAACCTGCAAGTATTCCCACATATTCTGCTGGCAGATCGCCAATAATAAAGGTGTGACTTTCAGGAAAATTACCACCAAAAGGGAACCACCTAAAATTTGAACCTGAAGGTGTTACACTAGGAAAATCCAACAAATTAGGATCTTGATCCTCTCGCAACTCAAACAAAAAAGTCGATTCATATAAATCAGGAGTTTCAACGGGATCAATCGCCAGCATACGCAAATCAAAAAAATCACGAATCACAAAGCGATTACCTGTCGCCATACGCACGGCATAACTCAAACCAAGCTCCGAGTTTTTTGCATTCCAATAACGGATGGCATTCGTGTATACCACACGCAATTCTTGTTCGGTAACAGGCAAATCCACAGTAGCAGGAAAACCAAGCAACCCGCCAAGATACGGCAACAACGCATCTGGTATTTCTGCTGGATCACGCAATGTACGCAAGGCATCTATGCGCTCCGATATCTTTTCGCGCCACGTATCAGTAAGACCACCTTGCAACGAAGAAATCAAAGACAATGTGCTAGGTGATCTTTTATCCATCTGAATCATAGAATCCAAAATGAACTTATGTACTTGAAACGGAAACGGTGATCCCACCGCAACAAAAAACCACTCCAAACTTTTATTCGACGGAAAATTATCAGCAGTCGAAACTAGAACTTTGACATTCTCTCCGCGCTGCCACTGATACGCTAAATCTGGGATCAAATAAAAAACGTAACTGTCGCTGTCAGGTGTTTCAATTTTGGATTGCTGCCATCCTGAAGAAAATCCTATCGCAGATCCCGCATATACCACCAAATCACGAACTTTCACTACCGTAGAGTTCAACAACACTTGATTCGTGCTAAAGAGCTTGAAAATAACGGGAGCATCTTGTTCCACATCCAAAGCACCAGCCACAGGTGAAATGGGTGTAATTGATAAATCTTCAGTACCTCCACCTGCAGAAAGTTGGAAAAAATAAGATTGATTCAAAAAATTAGGAGGATCTGTAGCATCGGAAGCTGAAACAAAAACCTCAACAGGAGAAATAGACAAGGGTATTGGTGGAGTAATCTCATAACGGAAACCATTAGGAATTGCTGTTTTTGCAACTACAAAAGGTGGAACGGCAGCATTCAACTCCCACACAATTTGATCGTTAGGTGGAGAATACAAAATAATCACAACAGAAAACTCATCGATCCCAAATTCTGCGTCTGTTATCTCCAGAATAATATTCGTGTTCGGATCGACATTTGTAGCATTATCCAACGGTGAGATCGGAGTAAGAACTGGAACACCCATTTTACGGCTCCAAAATTGTAACAGTGATTAATGTGCTGTTTGTAATCGGCAATTCATTCTGCCCCAAACTTACACTTGCAGCTGCTAATGTATTTGATCCCTTTGCCAGTTTCAAAATTTGAACATCGCGGATATTCGGTGACACATTATGGATCAATGAATGCACGCGCGAATAACTAATCTGCCCACCAAAATTCCACGCAAACGTACTGCCATCCGATAACACCGCATCAGGAGTCAAAAACGCGATCAATTTATTTCGGATGGCATCAGCACTTCCATTATGCCACACAACAGTTGTCTCAATTGAAATCGGTGTGGGTTCAAAATTCACAGGAATTATTTTTGTATTCGCAGGAGCAACCCCAACAACAGGAGGCACAGCATTCCGATCCCCATTCAAATAAAGATTCAAGTCTTGCAATTGTGTGACTGTAAGAGATGATCCGCCAACACCAACCACCAGCAACTTGATTGTTTTGATTCCAAATCCTTCTTCAATAGCAAACGCACGCGACACAGGTTTGATGCCTTTGGAGTCCACAAATTTATGCACCGCCAAATACTCAGCATCGGCAGGACGAACAACAACACCACGAATAGCGATCTCCAAAGGTTTGTCGATTTTGATCCGTTTGAAGTCAAGATCATCACCACCCTCCTTGATACGCCACCCTGTTGCACTTCTGGGGTTGTGAATATCTGCTAATCCACCGACACCATCGGCATTCACAACAATTTGATCCACTCCAACATTGCCATTTTCACCGCCACCGATGCGATATTTTGCCTTCAGATTTGATACTCCAATGGGAGGGATTTTACCACGCTGCCCATCACCAAAAATGATCTCAGCTTCCCCTTTAGCAGTTGTGCGTACAATATAATGTTTGGAAGTTGCATTTGACTCCAAAAAGCTAGAAACACGGGTGTATTCTACAAAGCCACCGACACCACCTTCATCAACACTTATCGTTTCACTGTTATCAATAAACGGTGTATCTGGCAGTTTGAATTTCTGATTTGGCTGCCCACTCGAAGAACCGAAAACCAAATCGCCTGCAGTTTCACCTTGCAACACATCAAATGCAACATAGGAATCTCCTGTATTAAGAATGGTATCAACCACAGGATTTGTGCCTACCAAATTTGCAGTGACAACCCTAAACCTGAACCAGTATCCCAAAGAAGCATTATTGAGTTTTGACTTGATCCACGAGCGATCAAATGTTTGTGGTAAATCCCAAGACACTGTGCCATTTTGACCCCAAGAATTATTCGCAGCAACCGTGTTATCTTTCAAATTATCGAATGGCACCCACAAACTTGTAATTGAATAATCTTCTGGATCAACGCTTGGATTTGTCTGCCCAAACAATGACGTTGTTTTTGCGATATTTTTACCGCCAGAATAGGTGCTTGTTACCGTGTGTGTTTTTCCTGTTTTCAGATACTTGATTGTAACTTGTGCGCCAGAACGATCATCTGAACCCAACAAGGACTGCAAATCAAAGGTCAAATCAGGACTCGAAAACGAAACTGTGATCGGTGTAAACTCTGACCTCTCATTATCATAGTACTCCCACACACCCGTAAAAGAATCTCCATTTGTAGCAAATGTCATATCAATCTCAGTCGGCATGATATGTCTATGGCACAAATACAACGCATCGTAAATATAGGGTGCGGATGCAAATGGTGAGAAATTATCAGCAGGATTTGAGCTTACAGCCACCGTTGCAAAATCAGAAGAATAGCGCAAACGATACCATGTGATCCCTGTTTCAGTGCTGAAATTTGCGCCAGCACCATCAGGTTCCAATACCACGCGCACTGATGTGTCTGTGAGCCTTTCAACAACACGAAACAGCCCCTCATTCAAGCTTGTATCTGTCGCGGGAATATATATTAAATCTCCCACAACATCCGCAGGAAAAACCACTGTGAGATCTGTAAAAATATCATTTGCATTGAAATCTACAGATCCCGCGTTACTCGTGCCTTGATTTTCTAAAGCAAAAACATGCTTCCAATTAATCGTGGCATCCAAATCTTCACCTTGATCCGATGCCTCAAAAACTAACGGTGGTATGGATTCCGTTGTAAACTCCGCAAGTGCTGGGATAAACGCCACAGTATCAATAGATGTGCTTTCCGTAAGCCTTGCCACAAGAGTCGCTGTTGCAGGAGAGGCAGAAGATAATTCAACACCCATCAACCGAAATAACTGCTTCAAACTTTCAAGCAACCTTGCGGAATCTGGAAATAGTTCAGTCGCAACAGTATCCAATTTCGTGTTATTCAAATGACCAATCAACGCAAAGGCACGCAACAATTGGACATGCACCTCAAAATCATTCTCATCCGTAAGACCTAAACGATCTCTGTTGTTACGCAAAAAAGAAAGCAGCGTTTCAAGCAATTCAGGATAATAAAACGATGCAAACTCAATACCCTCTGTAAGCTCAATTATTTTTGTAGCCATATCAATTTCTGCCTATTGGAATTTGCACATCTTCGACCCGTGCGCCAGTTTCCAGATTTATATAAGATAAGTTCAAAACAACATCACCATCAATATGATCCAAGGAATATGAATCCAAACGTGCAAGTTGATCTCGTTCAAAAATTGAAAACACACGTTCTAATTTGGTGCTAATCTGCCCTTCAAGTAAGCCGTCATTGATATCAAAAATAACATCCGCATCTAGACCAATATCCTGAAATGGATTTGCAGATTCAGATCCCAACAAAGCCACACGCACCAACTGCTCAATGTATGCGTCACCAGAAAGCATCTTCCAGCGTCCATTTACTGCTTGAGTTGGTAATTGTACTCCACGAGCCACAGTAGCCTCCTTTTTAGCCTGTTTTGACCTTTGTGCTAGTCCACGTACCAATTGTGGAAGCAAGCGTAGAAGTCGCAGCTATAAGCGAAGCTATGAACGCACCATTGGATGCGGGTGTTGGCGCACCTGCGGATGTCCACGTCGCTGCTGCAGCAGAAATAGCAGCCGTATATGCCGTGAATGCTTGCGACTGCGTAGTGCCTTTGATGATCGGTTCCGTTGCAAGTTCCGATAATTCCGTCTGAGGAGTAGAAAGCACAACACTACTAGAAGCATTCACCTTGAACTTACCATTCGCAAAAACCGCGATATCCACCTTGGCATCAGCATGTCGAATATGAATTTCTTTTGAATTATCATCAAAAAGTAACAAATGACCTGCTGGTGTTTGAATGCCATATTGTTTGCCGTATGCGGATGTAAATGCTGATGGAAAAGCATGTGCTGCATCGTAACCAATACCGATCCACCGCATTTCTTCTGGAAACTCCACCAAACTCAAACCATCTGGTATAAGCAAAAAAACTTCATCTCCCACCTGTGGGATCATAAAAAGACTAGGCACAGCAATGGGAGCAATCCAATCTGGCACTTCGGAACCACCAAGAATAGGCAATGTGCATTTGATCCGTCCTGCTTTCGCGGGATCATTATTATTTGAAACAAGACCTGATACACGAGTAAAATTCATCTGGCTGCCCCAAATTTGCTGCGTCGATTATTCTTTGTAACGACTTGTCCTGTTGTTGCTTTTGATCGAGTTGAAGGGAGTTTCGTAATCGTATCACTTAAAATTTTGTGTGCTGTAAATTCACAAATGTAACTCGAACCCACAACTTCTTTATGTTTGACATTTGTCAACCGATAAAAACCATCTAAGCGACGACTCATACCTACAAACTCATGCACTTGTCGCACACGAACATCAGGTAACCCTATCACCTGCCCAGATAAAATAACAAGATCACGCTCACGCTCCGCAAGCCACACTTGCACAAAATTTTGTGCTTCTTTTTTTGATCGAAACGGCTTAGATGAAAAAGCATCGATAGTCTGCCCAAATGCTGTGAATCGCACCCGCGCACCTTTTGCCAATTTCTGTCGTGCTTGTAATTGTCCAACATAACGACTTGAACCTAGCTTCACATCCTCGGATTTATTGTTATCCGAAATAACCGTGAGTTGTACGGATCGCGTATGCCGATCAAAATAAAGAACTTCAACATCTGTGGATTGATCTTTTACGCTAAAATCTGGTGTTGCCGACAGCAATGAACCATCACCGCGATTGTAACCAAAAGTATAAATAGGCTGCGCAGTATCTGGACGACGTTTGAAATGGACAACATAACGATCCTTCCTGCGGTCAAAATCAACCCACAAATCGAATCTATTTATCTGTGCTAATTTCTGCAAAAAAGTCCAATCATCGGTATCAGCAGTCTGTATTCGAGTCGGGATTACATGCTTCTTGATCGTCTTCCCTTTAGAAAAAGTCACTGTTTCTTTAGAAGACACCACGGTGGGATCTACATCAGCATCAAAGCCATACTTTTTAGCAATCTCTTTTACAATTTGTTCATCAGGCAAATTACGATAAAAATGCTTTTGTTTTTTACCTGCACGACGTTTATTTTCATGCTGCATCTTATGCCGACCATCATACCCTGTGATCTTGAAAGTAGACACCCCACCATTAGGAAAATCAGGGAGCCATTTTACAATTTCAACACGATCAATAAATGTTCTGCTGTTCCCATACCCAGCCCATAAATCAATAAAGTTTCCTTCTTGAAATGGCTTTGCATCGATAACCGCACGCCAGTCTATAGGCGATCCAGCCGTATCATGTGGATGATTCACAACCAACAATTCAAACTTCGAACTCATCTCCTCGTCTTCTTCAAACGTCACACTCGAAACAAGAGGCTTCACGTAATCAAAAACACCGTCATCCTTCCCAGTAATACGCAATGAAAAGTTCGGAGCGACATCCGATCCAAAAACTTGTGCAGTTTGCTGTGACGGTAATTTACTCATCGCACAACCACCAATTTACGTTTATTTCTTGCAGCCTGTATTTTCTCTTGATTTTCAACAGCATCGATGTCGTCACGATCCAAAATAAAAGATTCAGGCTGTACCACTTCGGATAAGATCAAGTCGCGTGATGGTACTCGCACAATATCCCCAACATCGGGATTCATCGGTTTTTCAGGGTGGCGTTTTCGTAACCGATCACCTGCAAGAGCATCACCATAAAACCGCTTTGCAATTGCTTCATAAGAGTTCAAAGCTTCCGTTGCCACAAAGTAAAATGATTCTTTTTTTGTTTTTGTAGGACTGATTGTGCGCTTGGAAAACGGAACATACTTTTTCAACACAATATTCGTGCGCACATCTTTTGGATCACCGTTGCGGTGCGTATCACGTATGGCATGATCAAGAGAATCGATCATCACAAGGACAGAAACTAATGTCCCGTATTTCAAAGCCAAAATGTGAGGTCTGCCAAAGCCAGCATCTTTATCTGCAAATTTCTGCAAAAGTTCTATTTGTGATTTTATATCTTCCCCAATATAACGGGAAAATAAACGAATTGAAAAAGTAAATGTTTTGACCCTACCTGCTGTCCATGCAAGTAACGAATCCTGAAACCCAACACGCGATTGCTCAGATAAAACTGCTCCTGTAGAGATTTGAAAATCACCATCAACAGGGAATTGAGGTCTAAATATTTCTTTGGTATCCACACTCTGCAGTAACCAATTTACTTCTTGTTTGACGCCTAAAGCCATCCCGATTCCCCTTTATTGTGATGCACCTGCAGCAATCGCACGTCTGTTGTTGTTCACAATACCACGATCCTTACTTTCTTTTTTGATCGCACCCACTGTTGTTGCGATAACCTTCCCGTCAACCTGCAAATTGATTTTCAAACTATCCTGCAAACCGCGACGTATCTCATCAGCAAGTTCTTTTTTGGACAATACAACTTGATCCTTTGTTGGAAGCTTATCCAGTAATGGTTTCAAAGCTTTTATCTGAGCATCTGCAGCCGTCCCTGTCACACCAGATTTTGCCAGCCTATTTCTGATTCTTTCTTTCGCCAACTCACGAGTGATCAAACGCCTACGATTATCCCCTAAAAACCGCACACTTTTTGTTCTTCCAGCTTTCAAAACAGATAACAAATTCGTGACTTCTGCTTTAGCACTAACACCAATAAATTTCTTTTTAGAAGCAGCAGCACCAGCAGCTATTTTTCTGCGGTTGAAAAACCCACTCAAAGCAAGTCCAAGCTTCGAACCAACACCAAATTTCTTCTCTAAAAATTGTCCAGCTTTATATCCCGCGAAACCAACAGCAGCAATCCCTGCAGCAGCAAGCCCTAGCTTCCCTGCAGTTTTTAGAAGCCCTCCTTTCAGTGAAAAAAGACCTCCAACTGAACCTGCCAGCGCAGTACCAAAAAGAGGAAGTTTCGAAGCAGCAGCATTTAAACCAGATCGCAATGAAGCAAAAACACCAACACCTGCACCAATGGGATTTGAAGCTTTTGTTGCAAGTGCCAACTCTGCCGTGTTCATAACTGTAACAGGTTGAGCCGTCAGAGATCCTAATCCCTTGAACATCCGACCAAGAAAACCACCCGCACGACCGCCAGCTTTTGCCAATAACGGCATTTTCTTAGCAATCCCACCACCTAGCTTCACAAACAAAGATCCAAGAGGCTTAAACGCAACCATAAGCCCTTTTGCAGCACCGAGACCCACACGCGCCATACCGCCAAATAAAGTGGTTGTAACTTTGTTGCTGTCCTCGCCATGCCTGTACCGTCGCCACTGAAAAAACCAAATGTTTTTGCCACACCCACAAGCGTATTTTTGACGCTAGTAAATCCTTTTTTCAAATCATCGATTCCAAGCAACACACCCTTCACAAAAGATGCTGCTTCCTTGCTCACACCTTTGATCGCAGGGATTCCTTTCTTACCGATAGCTTCAGGATTTTTAGCAAAAAATTGAAACGCTGCCGATGCTTGCGATAACCCTGCTGTAACTTTCTGCAAAGCACCACGCATTGATCCACCAAAAGCTTTTGAGAAATTAATAGATACCCCCTCAAGCGCAGACTTGAATAGTGTGAAGTCGCCAGCAATGGAATCCAACCGAATCTTTGCCATCCGTTTAGCAGTACCCTTGATTTGAGCATTTACTTTTGCCATGCCTTTTGCTGTACCATCCCCATAAAACTTGGTGAATAATTTGCCATCTTTCATCAAGCGATTAAAGGCAAGCGCACCTTTAGCACCACGCACAGCAAAAATCTTCATTCCCGCATTTAATCTTTTGGTAGGATCTTTGATCGTTTTCAACGCAGTGACAACATTCAGCATTGTTTGCTCTAAGTTCACACCACCATCAGCATTTTTTTCCAAGCGTGCTGAA